CGCAGCCTTTCGGGGCGGGGCCGTCGCCATGCCGCAGGAGAACGTCAGCGGTCGCGGGGACCAGGTTGAAAGCTGACGCCATCAGACCCGCGATCTGATCACGGTCAGCCGACGTGGCGTAGCGGCTACCCGACACGATCATTGTGATCATGCGCCACCGCCCACGGGTACGGGCGCTACGGCGGGCCAGCCGCCGTCGGGTTCGACCTCACCCGACACGACATCATCCACGGGGGTAGAACCATAAGCGGGCGGTGTGATCGACGCCGTTTCGGCGCGTTCCTTTTCGGTGGCGCGCTTGCGGAGTTCGATGATCAGCCGGTCGGCTTCGTCGCCGGTGAGGTCATTCAACGAACCGAGCGACCGCCCGACCGCATCAACCGCGAGTTGAACCCGCGCGGCCCGGTTATCTGGTCCGCTAAGGTCGAGTGCCCGCCACAGGTTCCACATTTCCTGAGCCCTGTCCGTACCCTCAGCGGCCGGCGTAGACGGCTCTGGGGCGGTCTGGGCGGGCGGGCCGAGGATCTCCGCCGCAGTGACCGGCGGACCCACGGACACAGTCGTCAGGGGTGCCATGTCCTCGATCTCTTCCACGCTGTACGCCATGCCGTGCAAAGCGTCGGCGGCGGTCTGCCGACACACTTCGGACGCGGCGCGGGCATAGAACATCTGCGCGGGGTTCGTCTTGTACTTGCTGTTGGTGTACAGGCCGGCGGCCATCGCGCGGGCAGGGTTCCACGTGCACCGGTTGACCCTGTCCTCTGGCCAGTCCCGTCGGCGGGCGCACACCGTAACCGATGCGTCGGACTGCGACTCAGTCCACACGTCATGGCCGGCGGCCTGCAGCACCGCAACCATGGACTTCGCATACATGCCGACCCTGCCGCTGATGACGTAGATCGCCTGCCACGCCGCCAACGGGTCCATACCCAGGGTCGCGCCGTACAAGACGGCGGCGGTCGCTGCCTCAACCTTCCCCCGGAAGTGCGGCGGCACGAACTCGGTGTTGCACAACTGCCGCGAAATCTCCGACGCGGCTTGCAGCTGTGCCACCCACCGGACCAGATCAACGCCCGCAGACGTGGCCGGCGGAACATACTGCAGGGTTTCGTTCGTCATCTGCTCGCGTACGGCAACCTCAGACATCGTCGCTCCCGTTCCATGCCTCGCGCTGCAGCAGCGCAGCGAATGACCCGCCGAGTTGCTGCCGGCGGTACGCCCTGCGGCGGTCGTACGGTGTGCGGGCGTTTCGGTCTTCAGCTTCGACGCGCTTCGTGTGACGCATCAACGCCGCCGCGCCGCGACCCGAACGGGGAAGGCCGTTACCCTGACGGCCGTGCCAACGTGACATCACCACTCCAAATCGTTTGCGAGGTATGACGGTAACTCGACCGTCAGGATATCACCCGCGTCGTCGTAACCCGGCCAAATGTCGGCCGTCCGGCAGTCCCGGAATCGTTCCAATGCCTGCCGGTTTTTCTGATGCCCGTACATCAGAGCTTGCGCCGACAACTGTACGACTTGAATCAGATACGGCGGTGTTTTCTCCTGAAACACGAACATGAACGCCGGATCCGAATCAAGCCCGGTGCCGCGGATCCCGCGGCGGTAAAAATCGTCCTGCTGCCAGTAACCCCAGGTGCGGATGTCTTTATCAATGTCGCGGGGCCGGACCGAGGTCGTGGTTTTGTAGTCCACCGCAACCCACCGGCCCGACGGCAGCAGCGCCCACCGGTCCAACCTGGCACGGCACCACACGTCGACCACGGGTTCTATCCAGAACAGCGACCGTTCCGACACGCCGTCGCCGCGGAGCAGCTGCGCGGCGAGCGGATGCGCGTCGACTGCGGCAGCCATAGCGTGTACGGCCTGGTAGTCGTCAGCCATGATCGGGATCTTGTGTGCGGCGCGGGCGGCGGCTTTGTCTTCCTTGGCTGCTTTCGTGAGCATGTTGTCAGCCGGCACCCCGGGCGCTTTCATGATGATGTGCAAATCCTGGCCTGCGCCTAACACGACCTTGTGCGCGGCGCTGCCGAAGTCGAACTCTGCCCGTTCGACCCGCCGGGCACCCTGCGCGGCCTTGTACTTAGCGGGTACGGCCATCTGACGGGCGCCCGTAGACGACAGGCTCCCGCCGTCAACAGGGTCCTGGTGATAGGTCTCCTCGGGCATCCCATCAACCACACACGGGCTCGTGATCACCGACGTGGTCCGCTCGGCCCAGTCCATCACCACCACAGCCCCCGCTCACGACGCCGCGATGTACGGCCATGCTGACGGCGGTAGTTGCCCGTCAACCGGTCCACCGACGCGACCAGGCCGACGATCACGAAGAACGCGCCGAGAACCACGAGAACGCCCATCAGAACGGGCAATCAGCGAGCAGCGACGGCCGGAACACCAGAGTCAACGGCCCGCACGTCTCGACGACTTCGTCGGGGGAACCGTCGGCAACCTGGTCGACGCAAAGCATGTAGACGCCGTTGTCGATCGACAACGGCGGTTTCACGCTGGTGAAGTAGCGGCCCGGCGCGGCGATCCACGTGCGCATGCGCTGGTCTTGCCACAGGTCCCCGCGGCGGGGTGGCCAATACGCGCCGGGCTTGTTGCGGCTGATCATGCCGGGCATCATCAAATCCCATCCGTCCGAGTCCTCGTCGGGTTCGGGTTGGGGCTGGTTAACGCCGAGCGCGGCGGCGATCGCCAACAAGGCGTGTATCTGGGCGTCCTCGCGTAACTCGCGGCGGCGTTTCGGCGACCGGCCGTAGTTCCCGGACGCGGTCGCTTGGTTTTCGGCATGGCGGAAGTGTTCAGCGCCGTTCAACAGGTCTCCTCGGGTGGGGGTTCAGTGTGCGGGGCGGGTACGACAGGTTAGACGTGTGAGATCCTCGCCCGTGGGCGCAGAGGTTAGACGAACGTGATGCGGCCATCCTTGCCAGCGACCGCGAGTCCCCACGGGGTACGGGTCGGGATCGGGCGAGGGTACGCGGCGACCATCGGCGCGGCGACAAGCGCGGCTGCGAGGATCAGAAACGCGAGGATCATCAGTTGCTCCAATCGGTGAACGCGGCAGCTGCGACGGCAGCGCCGAGCAGGAACGCTACGGCGTGGGTGGTGGCGAGCCCGACGGCCATCCGCCACCACGCGACGTCGATCAGGTCACGGTGCCGCGGCTGGGGGTGTTGGGGGCGGCGGGTGCGGCGTAGCGGTGTGACGTCTACGGGGTGTGGGGGGATGTAGTCGGCGGGTGGTGCTGTGCGGAGGGTGTGAAGGTCAACCCTCAATGTTTGGTCGAGTCCTGCGGGCCGGATCGGGGTGGTCAGGTCAACGTCGGGGCTAGTGTTGGTGGTGTATCCGGGCGAAATCGGGTGGTTCGGGTGGGCCATGGTGTTGCCTTTTGCTGGTGTGCCGGCGGAATAGGTTAAGCATATGCGCAGGTCAATGCGCGTGTGTTACAGGGTGGGCGGCGTTTTCGTGAACTTTGACCAGGCGGCGCCCGATCCACTCGATGACCGGAACCGCGACGGAGTTGCCCAGTTGCTTCGCACGCGCCGAATCCGACTGGATTTTGCCCGCGGAGTGTGACGTCCACCCATCAGGGAACCCCTGCAACCGTTCTTTCTCCAACGGCGTCAGACGGCGCACAACCGTCCCGCACCCCACAATGGGCGCGTCACGCCCAGTCCCGTCCTCGGATGCGTCATGCCCCTCAGCGGTCAAAGCGTGGGTCCGGTCCCCCGTAACCGACACGAACGTTTCCGTAGCCGGATCGTTACGGCCCTGATGCGCCAACAACGGTGCCACTACTCCCCCGCCGCTACCGCCTCCAACGCCGACCGAAGCGACCTCGGCAACATCCGCCCCCGACGGTCCGAACGGCGCAGAATCCCCGCTGCTGCTTTCGGGCTCAAGCAGAACCTCGACAGGGCCGTACTCATCGTTTCCAAAATGTCCGACAACGAAGACACGCGCACGTCGCTGGGGGACTCCGAAGTGTTGAGCGTCCAGAACCCGCCAGCAGACCCCCATCCGGAGTTGGGCCAGGTCCCCGACGACGGGTGCCGAAATCCCGTCCGCCGTTGACTTGCAAAAGGCCAGGGACGTTCTCGCCGAAGAACCAGGCGGGGCGAAGTTCAGCCAACAGGCGCACGACTTCGCGCCACAGTCCGGAGCGTGGGTCATCCATGCCGCCACGACGCCCCGCCACACTGTTTCCCTGGCATGGCCACCCTGCGGTAACGATTCCATTTCGAGGGTCAAAGCCGGCTGCGATGAGGTCATGACCGGTTACCTTCCTGATGTCGGTGAACAGGCGCACGTCGGGGAACCGGTCGGCGATGACACCGCGTGCCGGGTCGTCGATCTCCACAGAGGCGACGGTGCGGACACCGGCGCGGGCCAGCCCGAGTTCGAACCCGCCGATGCCTGAGAACAGGGATACCGCCGTCATGGTCATGGTGTGGCCTCGATCCGGTTGACGGTGACCCCGCGGGCGGGTGCCATCGCGCAGGTGCGGGTGTAGCAGTCCGGGCACAGGTACACGTCGTAGGCCCGCCCCGCGTCGGTCAGGGTGGCGTGTACGGCCCGCGACGGGGGAACCCGTTTCGGGCAGGCCGTACACCTGCGGTGGCGGTGACTCACGACGGAACGCCACGCTTCGCGCGGTATCCGCGCATGTTAAGGGCCCATGCGTCGGTGCATGGCCGGCAGCGGCAATCATGGTTGGTATAGGTGTGGTACAGGCCGTGTCGTGGGTCGTCGGCCGCGATGGGGCGGGTGCGTAGGGTGCGGTGGTGGGCGGCGTGCGCGGCGCGGCAGGGCTCGCAGCGGCAAAGCAGGTTCTTGTAGCCGTTCTCTGTGCCGTGGCGCGGGTCGCGGTCGCCGGGCTGGATGCGATCCGCGGTGGTCATGCGACACCGTCCAACGCGCGGGCGATCGCGTACACCGACACCAACTCTTCGGTCGTGACGGTCGGCCGGTCGCATGGCGGGTCGTCGTGGGCCAAGACTTCGCCGTACGACGCGCGGTGATCGTCGGGGTCGCCTACCTGATACCAGTCCCCGTCAGGGTCTTTCGGCGGGGTGTCCTGGTCGGATCGGACCCACACCCGTTCACGTGGCGGCAGGTCCTCACGTCCGTAGCCGCCGCTGTATGTGGCGATCAGCACGGTTCCGTCTGGGGGGACCTCATACCACGACGCGGGGATCAGCGCCCGCACAGCGGCGACCTGAGCGGCCAGACGGGCGTTCTCCTCTTTCAGCCGCGCGTGCTCAGCGAGCAGCGACGGAGCGTAGGTCAGGAGCGCGGCCATATAGTCGGCGAGTTTGACGCTGAACGTTTCGATATCCGTACCGGCGCAGCAGTCGCGGATGTCGTGATCGATCGGGTGGTCGGGGTCGAGGCAGACGGGGGCGATCCCGTCAGCGTTTTCGGTGTCGGTGTACACGGTCCGCCACGGGCCGATGCCGTGGATTTCGGCGGCGCGTTCGAGCATGGCGGTAAGGGCGACGTTCATGCCGTGACCTGCTTGCGGGCGTGGTCGAACCAGACGGCGTCGATCGCGTCGGTCATGCCGTCGTGAATCGGGAAGTTCGTGATCCAACCGTGGACGGAGCACAGGACCGTTACGCCATCCGGGATGGTTTCGACGATCGGCGTACAAGTCTCCATGGCGTCGCGCTGCGCGGTGTAGGTGCGGAGTTCGTCGAGCAGCAGGACCGTGGACGTGGTCAGCGGGTCGAGGGCGGGCAAGCCGGCGAGGATGGGTAGCGGGTCGCGGGTGTCGCGGATGTGGGCGTGGATCGCGGACAGGGCTCGTTGCGCACCGCCCTGCGTGCGGAGCATCCACGCGATGCTGTCGGCGGCGGTCAGGTCGGCTTCGGGCAGGTCGATGGTCGTGCCGACGTGTTCAAGGTTGACGATCATGAAGTCTCCTTAGGGTTCGGGGTCCAACGGGGATAGTGGCCGGTTCCCGCGCAGTTGCTGGGGGGCCAGCCTTCCTTACTGCCGTGGCGGCGTACGAGCCCGTTGGCCTGAGCCAGTAGCCACCGGCCGCAGATCTGGCATTCGACTCTGCCACGGTCGTCTGTGCGTTCAGGCATGGGCGGTGATCGCGGGGAACGTGAGGGGTGCGCCGAGGATGTCAGCGAGGATCGACAGGTCCTCGGCGGGCCACGACGCGGACCCCTGGCAGCGGCGCGAGATCTGCGCCTTGTCGAGGTTGAACAGTTCCGCGAGTTGGGTTTGGGTGATGCCGCGTGCCTCCATGTGGTTGCGGATCGCGGCGGCGAGTGCGTGTCTCCGTTCGGTGCGGGTCATGTGCAGACCATACAGGGTGGTTGCGTTAGCCGCAACCCCGGGGTATGGTAAGCGGGCACACCACAACTACACAACGGAGGCACCCTGATGCATCACCTCAGCGACACGGTGATCGATTCAATCGTGGCACTGAACGCCTACATGGGGGATCGCGCACTCGGCTTGCACCTGCTGGGCGCGATGGAGTCCGCCGGGCGCGCCGATCGGGACGTGTTGGCGCGTGCGTTCCCGGACCTGCACACGGCGTGGCGGGTGTGGTCCTCGTTTGAGGATTCGTACCCGACGGCGAAGGAGATGACGACCGCGCTTGAGTTGGCGTCACGAACGAAGGTCTACGGTTTGTAGGCGCCAACACAGAACCCCGGGCCTTAGGGTCCGGGGTTCTGTCGTTTTGTTGACACTTCCCAATCACCTCATGGGTTGCGTTTAACGCAACCTGATGTAGGATAAGAGGGTAAGCAAGAAACAAGCCAAGGAGAACCCGATGACCACCACCCCCCGCGACGGACACACCGCCCGCCGGACCCCCCTCCCCGCGCTCGCCACCGCCAACCTGAGCCGCCTCGCCGACGAGATCCTGACCGCCATCGAAACCCGCGCCCACAACTTCGCAGCGCTCGGAGTGACCGCCGACTACATCGGCGCCGTCATTGCGAACGTAGCCGCCGAGCGCGCACGCCGCGCCAACTGAAAAGGAGACCCGATGTTCCAGCCCTTCAACGCCGACGAGAACAACGCCCGCAACGAATGGCTCCGCAGCCTCACCCACGAAGACGTTACGGTCCTGGTCGCCGACCTCGGCGGGACCTGCGGCCACGGCTGCTCGACCTGCGACCCCAGCGCCTACTACCTTCAGTTCATGTTCGACAAGGGCTCGTGGTCCGGTGGGATCGTCTGCCTGCGGGCCGCGACCTACCTTGAGCGCCTGATCGCTGAGGACGCCGCCGCAGGGATCCACACCGCGAAGTTGGAGCGGATCCACACCGCCGCGCAGCGCGCTGCGGCTGCGGAGAACATCGGCTGGTGAACCTCTCCGGTGCCGCCCCCATGTGGGGGCGGACGCCGAAGGGCTTCAACCCGAAACCCCCCAACCGAGGAGACCTGATGCAGACTGTTCCCGCTAACGCTGATGTCGACCTGAACACCGCCGAGTGCGGCCACCCGCTCGACGCCTACTGCACGTGTATGGCGGACGCGATGGAAGCTGAGTGCGACGCCGAGTACGGTTCCGAGGCTGACTGCCAGTTCTGAACGGTTCCAGTGGTGCCCGCAGGGGACGGGCACCGCCGAACCCGTTCAACCAAACTGAGGAGACCCTGATGCGTTACGCAGCGAAACAGGAGCCTAGAGACCCTGGGTTGTGGAGTGTGTACGACACCGTAAACCAAGCTTACCCAGCGATGATGTGGGGGCGGCGGATCGCCAACCACGTCTCCGATTTGGCTCAGGTCGAGGCTGATGTCCGTTGGCTCAACGAAATGGACGCCGAGTGAAAGCGCGTGACGTGGTCGGCCGGCGCATCGTAGGCGTCCGGCAACAGCGATTCTATGATCAAGAACTGCGGCAGTGGGCGACCGAGCTGACGGCGATAGAACTAGACAACGGCGCATTGCTCAAAGTTATGTCGATTGCCCACGGTGAGGAGCCGTACGTTCAAGGCTGGGTTGAGGAATCCCCCTAATCGTCACCCCGGTTGCGTCTAACGCAACCGGGGTGTATGCTTTCAGTACCACCCCAAAGGAGAACCCCAATGCAGACCATCACCCGCGAACAGGTCGGACGAGCACTGATCACCATCACCCACGACGTGGTCGCCGGCAACAACATCTGGCGCGTCGAAACCCTCGCATCCGGCCTGTACATCCACGAGCACTCCCGGTCCTACTCGACCGAGGTCGACGCCACCGACTTTTACGCCATGGTCGAGGCGTTCTACTCCCCGATGCCGGACCCGTCGATCCTGCTCCCGCCCGTGCCGGTGGTGGACCGGCCCGAGCCCCGTACCGGATGGCGCGCAGCCCTGTCGAACCTGACCAGCGGCGGCTACACCACCCGCAACATCGCGACCGCGCTCAAGGTCACCCCGCAGGCCGTCAACCGGTGGAAGCGCGGCGGCAACCCGAACGCCCACCACGCGGCGTGGCTCGTGACCCTCTCATCCGTCCTGCGTGCCAACGGCGCGGGCTGCGGGTGCGCGGGTACCGGCGTCGTCGTTATGGGCGACACCCGCTCGCCTGAAGGCCGGATCGTCACCGCCTACCAGCGGTGCACGACGTGCAACAAGGCCGCGTGATGGCCGACGTCGAGTTGCCCGCGTGGTGTGCTGTGGGTGCGCGGGTCGCGATCCTGTACCGAGGCACGCGCGGTAGCCGTGTCCGGTTCGTGACCGTCGCGCGTCACACCAAAACGCTGATCGTGGTTACGACCACGGCGGGGGATGAAAAGTTTCGTCGGTCCAACCTGCGCGAGGTGGGGGAGGGGGAAGGGGCATGGGGCGGTTATCACATGCTGGCCGACCCCGCATCCCCGCCGGTAGTGCAGGCACTCCGGGAAATGACGATCGCGGACATCGTTTACGGCATCCGTAAAACGATGGAAAACACGCGCTTTCCCGACTGGGAAGCGGTCACCGTGCTCGCCGCGATCGTCAGACTCCGCAACGAATGCAACGCGGCAATTGCCGCACTCGACCAGATCTGAGGAGTCCTGATGAAGCGCAGTGAGATTAAGGTCGGCGCCGCCTACTACTACGACCGGTCGTCGAACTGGCAGCTGTACGACTACGGGCAGCGTGCCGTGGTCGTCGCTGGGGGCCGGTGGATCATGCCGAAGTTCCGGCCGTTCGTCCCGCGTGAGGTCAACGACGGTACCGGCGTGCTGGTCGACATCTATTCGGGTCCTGACGACGACGCGCCGACCCGTGAGGTTGTGCCGGCCGCGCACCTGCGGGGCCCGTACGAGGAGACCGCCGCGCAGGTTGATCTGTGGATCACGGCGCGTCGTGAGCGTGAGCAGACCGAGTCCGCCGCTCGCAGCACCGCGCACATGAACGCGCGGCGGGCCATGGAACGCGCTGAGGCGTTGGGATTCCCCGCACGGACCGACGGCCCGAACGTGGTCCTGACTGCCGATGTCCTGTACCGCCTGTTGGATGCTGCGGAGCGTGGCGCGTGAAAAGCTTGTGGGAAAAGTTGGCGTACTGCGCTGAGGTTGACGTCAACCTGCCGGGGTCGTTGACCTGCGATGCGTGGGACGAGATCGAGGCGCGTGCGGATGACAACCGTGAGGCTCGGATTTCGTACCGCGTCCAGTTCGAACTGGCGCTGTTGATGGCGGTGGACGCCTACCTTGAGTCGCCGGTGACGTACGAGTTCAACCGGCGTGCTGTCTAGTCCCTGACACCCGGGGTTGCGTTTAGCGCAACCCCGGGGTATGCTTTGGGAGTAAGCGAAAACAACCCAAAGGGAGACCCGATGATCACCAAGTGCCAGCACCGCCACGACGGACGTTGCAAGGCCACCGCGGTTTACCTGCGGGACGGGATCGCCGGATGCCTGCAGTGTGACACCTACTACGTCACGATCACCCCGAACGCCGGGGAGCGCACCCACACCGAACACGGCGCCGCGCTCGCCAATGCCTACGCCGCCGAGGTCGCCTACGTCGAAGCGAACCGCGAATGGCGGACCACAAACGTCCAGTGGTCCTGACCGTTTCCGTGCCGCCCAGCCTGCGGGGGTCTGGGCGGTGCGGTGCCGGCCACACGGCAGGCAAGCTAAGGAGAACCTGATGGGCAAGAACGACCTCCCGCCCGACGTTGAAGGCGACGCGATCCGCGCCCGGACCCGCGCGAAAGTCGGGCAGCCGTCGCACCCCGACAACCGTCCCGAAGACCGGATCCCCACCACAGATGAGGTGCGGCGTCGTGCCGGCGGAAAGTGACCAAGCCCACCGGACCGCCCGCGTTCTGACGTTGCTTGACGAGTCGTGGCAGCTGTGGGAAGCCGGTGACCAGATGCGATCCACAGTCGCACGGATCAAAGCCAGCGACGTCGACCCTGTCGTGGTCCTCGCCGTCAAAACCGGGATGATCCTAGGGGAGATCCCCGACCCCGCCCGCGACTACCCCGCGTGGGCCGGCTACGTCGAGTCGGCACGGGAAGCCGCCGAAGACCTAGCGGCGCGGGAGTACACCGACAGCGAGCAGTGCGACGACTGCGAGGGCACCGGACAGAACTGCCCGCTACACGACGGCCCAGAGTGGCGCGACGACGACGGTCCTAGCGTGTAGCATCGGCGTTGGCTCCCACACGGGGCCGACGTGGCACAGCATCCAACGCACTGCTTTCCCCCCCGGAATGCACAGAACGGCCCGCCCCTCCCCAGGTGGCGGGCCGTTCGCTATTGGCTAGTGCCGCGGCATGTAATCGTCGTCAGGTTCGGGGTCGGGCGCAGGTTGCGGGGCGAGCCACGGCAGCCAACGCCGGATCCACCCGTCAACCTGCGGGATCGCCATCACCCGCGTAACCCCGGTTGTCGCGCCGATCAGCCACCCGCCCCACACCGTGGCGTGTAGGTGCAAGTCCGTCAGGACCACCGCGACCAGAGGTAGGGCCGCGACCGTAGCAGCTGCAGCGGTGCGGATCGTGGCACGCCACGGATAGGAGACCTGAGAACTCACCCGACGCGCGGCGGCCACGACCAGCGGCCCTGTCCTTCGCCCTCAGCCACCGATGTAGCCCAGTACGTGTCATTTCCGTCTAGGGTTACCTGCAGATTCGCCGTGGTCGTCGATGGGTCGAACACCCGAACCACGGTCGCCGGAAACACCTGCCCAGCCTCGGCGTGGTTACCGACGTGCGCAACGTAGCCGTTAGCTTCAAGCGGGTCCGTCTGGCGGTTCGTGGTGGCGTCGGCGCGCCGCTTGTTGATCGCGTTGGCGTCCTGCTCGGTCAGGGTGTAGCGGACGATACGGCCGATGGTGACGGTCATGAGATCTCCTGATCTTCGGGTTCGGTTGCTAGCAGGGTCGCGCCGCACCCGCAGACGTGCGCTCCGTCGTGCGGCCACGGCACCTCGCACGTGTGCAGATGTTTACCCGGCCCATACCATCCGGACCGGCACACGTCGTCTAACACTTCCACAGGCTCACCGTTCATAGGGGCAACCCGAGAGGGCTACGGGCCGGTTTCGGGGCGGCAGGGACACGCAGGGGACGTGTTGCGTGGTCCGTGGCGTAGGCGCGCTCCCACGCCTCAGCCCACCGCCACGCATGATCCTCCACCAAGTATTGCCGGCCTAGCTCGCGGGCGGCGTCCGAGGCTTCACACCGGCGGGCCGGATCCGTGGCGAGCGCCCGCACCGCTTTGAACCAGTCGTTCGGCGTGTCCGCGAGAATGCCAGCGCCCGGCTGCCTAGCGTGCAGTGCCCGATACTCGGCCCGCGGCGACGCGACCCACGGGACACCCAGCGCGGATTGCTCGATCCCCTTCAAATGGGATTTTGATGCGTTAAACCGCGTATCGGACAAAGGGATCAGACCGACACCCAACGCCGACAAACCGACCGGCCACCGGTTGATCGGGAGCGTACCGGTTGCGTTGACCTTGTCCGCGTCGATCCCGAGCGTGTCCGCGATCCCATCCGCCGGACCCACCACATGGAACGGGACACCCAGCCGGCGGACCGCGTTACCCATCACCTGCAGATCGTCGGGGTGCGAACGTAAGGATCCGCCCCATCCGACACGGTCCGAATCCTCACGCGGGAGGTCCAAGAACAGGCCCGGGACACAGTTCGGCAACACATGCCCCCGCCCGTGCGGCGCATACCTGGGTAACAGTGCCGGCGTCGACACCGTCACCAGCGAAGCATCCCGACAAGCGTCGAAGCAGTACGACCACGCGTGACCCGTGTTCGTCCGCGGGTGCAGATGCGCGAACGCGGGGTTGCTGGGGTGGATGTGCTGCAGGTCGTCGTCCACGTCGATGACGACAGAGATCCCTTTCTTACGCAGCAACGGCACCGCCTGCGCTAGCCGCGAGTTCGAAACCCGCTGCATCACGACCACATCAGTTCCGGGCGGGACGTGCGCGTCGATCATCTCCTCGCCGCGCATGTCACCCGTCACCCCGTACGACGCCGAATCGGGGCCGGGCGGGACGATAACCACGTCATGTCCCTGCGCGCGGAGCACGTTACCGGCGAGGATCAACCTGTAAAATCCGCACCCGTAAAGGTCTGCGGCATACGCAACTACCCGCATGATTTCCCCTTACCAGTGGGTGGGGCGTCCGCCGGTGTTCGCCAGCGTCCCGTCCGGCCGTGCATTGTGGACCCAAGTCCACGTGCGCTGTACAAGGTGAGACACGGTTGCGCCGGCCGCTAGGCAGCCTTGCAGGAACCCGAAATCCTCACCCGTGTTCCCTTCGCCGCGGTCAAGCTTGCGGTACCCGACGGCCTTAGCTAGCTCGGCGCGGACCAACACGGTGATCGTCGTTTCGATCGGGTTCGCTGGGTCGAACGGGTTCAGGAAATGGCCGGGCGGGAAGATCGGATCTACGTCGCCGTAGTCGCGGCCATCCATCCCGCGGAGCCTGAACCACGAGTAAACGTAGTCCGCGCCGGTTTCCTGCGCGTGGCGATACAGCGCTTCGAGGTGGATGTCGTCGACTTCGTCGTCGTCGTCGAGTGGCGCCACCCACTCAATGTCGCTGGTGACGGCGTCCAGTGCGCGTTGCCGGGTTGGGGGTGCACCCTCGCGGTTGATGTCGTACGTGATGATGTGCGCGGCGGCGGGGAGGGTCTGCGCCTGTGCGGAGAAAATCGCGCGCCGCAGGTTCTTAGCCCTCGGGGGGATTGAGGGCGTTATGAAGGCTATGCGGGGGTTCACGGAGGGTTAGCCTTTCGGTCGGTCGGGGCGGCCACTCTTACCGGCGGCCCACCCGTCGTGGTGGATACCGGTTATCTGGGGGATGAACACGCCGGGCAGGCCAGCTTTGCGCCAGTCGTTGACCATTTGCCAGTCGGTGGCGTTCTCCCCGGCCCACGGGTTCCAGCGGGCGACGCTGAGGGCGTCTTTGTAGCACATGATACCGGTGGTATCGAGGTGCCCGAGTTCGTATGACTCATCGCCGATGATCAGGTAAGGCGCGCCGTTCACCCTGAAATCGACCTGCGACAGAGACCACAGGGCGTTGCCGGCTTGCATCGCTTCGATGTGGGTGCGCGCGTGATGCGGGAACAGTTCGTCGTCATCACCAAGGAACCCAACGAAGTCGCCCATCGCGAGATAGGAGCACAGCATCCACGGAACCGCGCCGACCAGTTTTTCTGTCTCCGCGTTCCGCCACGTCTCGTTGATCTCCACGAACCGGACCGGGCGATCAGGATGGTTCAACTTAACGTATCTGTCGAACTCTGCCCGTAGGTCGGGGTTACGGTCGGAGACGATCACGTGCTCCACGACGGGCCAGTCGAGGGCGCGGACGGATGGCATGCACCGGTCTAACAGTTCGGTTTCGCGGCCCGGGAAGGTGGGGGTGGCGATCGTCAGGGTGGGGGTCATTCGGTGCCGCCCTCAGCGACCATCCACGCGGCGAGTTCGGCGAAGTCCTGGCGGGGTGTCCACGGTAGCCGCGGGTCGGGCTGGGCGTGGAGGGTCGCGACGTCGGTGAGGTTCCCGAACGTGTCGTCAATCTTGACGTGGTCATGCCAGTCGAGTCCGACAGCTGAGAATGCGACCTCAACCCATTCCTGTACCCCGTGGGGGGTGCCGGCTGACACGGTGTAGTTGTCGGGCTCGAGCGCGGCGATCATCGGTAGGGTCGTGACGAAGTCGTCAGCCCATCCCCAGTCCTGTACACGGGTCAACGCACCCAACACGACGTGGGTGTCGAGTCCGGCGGCGATACGCGCGGCGGCGCGGGTCACTTTGCGGGAGAAAAACGACTTCCCGCGGCGGGGTGAGTGGTGCCCGCCGAACACGGCGCAGGACACCGCCAGGCCGCGCTGCCGGTAGTCGCCGGCTATGGCGTGGGCGTAGCCCTTAGCTGCGCCGTACGGGCCGTGTAGGGCGATCGATGAGGCTTGCACGACCCGCGCGTCGGGGGCGTACCGTTGGACGGCGTCGAACAGTCTGAGGGGGCCGAGCCCCGTCACGTCGGCGGTCAGGAACGGCTGCCCCCACGCCTGCGACGGGGCGGAGATCGCACCCAGGTTGTACACCTCATCCGGTTGGGCATACCGGACGGCTGCGTGCAGCGACATCGGGTCGGTGAGGTCACCGGCGATCAGGGTGATATCGGGAACCAGCGTTTTGACCCAGTCGGCTTTAGGGTTGTCATGCCCGCGGACCATCCCGAACACGTCATAGCCCTGGGTCGTGAGGTGCTCGGCGAGGTATGAGCCGTCCTGACCTGTGACACCTGTTATCAGCGCCCGCATCAGACGACCACGGGGAACGGCACCGGAACAATCCAGCGCCCCCCAGCTGCAGCGTGGGCACGTTCGTTGCGCATGACATGCCCGATGTAGTTGGAGATGAACAGCAGATAGACGTCGGGGCGGCGGGAGTCGGCGGTCGGGGAGATGATCGGGATTTCGGTCCCCGGCATGTACCGGCCGTGTTTAGACGGTGTCGTGTCGACGACGTACTGAACTAGGTCCGCGTCGATCCCGCACCACTGCAGGAGTGTCGTGGCTTTCGCGGACGCACCATACCCGGCGACCTTTTTGCCGCCGAGTTTGAAGCCCTGCAGCATGTCAACCAAAAGGGTCCGGATCCGGTCGGCGGTGGCTTGCATTCCGGCGAGGGCGTACGGGTCGGTGAGCCAGTCCTCGGCGCGGCGCAGGTGCCGCACGGTGTGGTCGGGGTGGCTGCCCGGCGTCTGGTGTTCGATGGTGACGCGCAGGGATCCGCGTTGCTGCGGGGTGTGTTCCGCGTGGACGGCGGTCAAGCCGCGGCGCTCGAGGATCTGCGCGAGCGCGGTCAGGGTCAGGAACGACCGGTGCTCGTGATACACGTGATCGTATGCGTTCCCGGCGATCAGATCGGGGCCGTACTGGAATTCGACCAGCGCGGACCCCTCAGCGTGGAGAACGGTCGCGATCCCGCCGACGAAGTCGTCAAGGTCCGCGACGTGCGCGATCACATTGTTAGCGATGACCAGCCCGAACGTTCCGAAGTCTTCGACGATCGACGCGGCGATGTCGTTCGTGAAGCCCATCGGGAGGACGTCGAGCCCTTTACGCCGGGCCGCGTTGACAGGCCCCGACGCGGGGTCGACACCAAACACCTTGTAGCCGGCCGTCGCGAAGTGCTGCAGCAACGTCCCGTCGTTGCACGCGATCTCCAACACCCCCGCGCCGGTACGGGCGGTCCGCCCGTAAGCGCTGATGGTGTGGCGTGCGTACCGGTCGAAGTAGTCGACAGCCGCAGCGGACGCGCCGGTGTAAAACCCGTAGTCGCCCTGCCACAGGATCTCATCAGGCACGACATACGAAAGTTGGATCATGGTGCATTTCGGGCAGTGCTGCAGACCGAGTGGATAGCGGTCCTGCCCCGAATGCGGGACCGTCGGGAACTCATCCGCAAGCGGGCTATCCCCCAGGTCAAGCACGTTCCGGATGCCGGGGTTACCGCACCCGGCGCACGTGGATAGCAGCATCAGAACTCTCCCCTGTAGACGGCGGCCCACCGGTCGATGTGGCGGCTGATGTGGAACTGCTCGGCAGACGCGCGGGCAGCGGCGGCCATGGACTGGCGTAGCCGATCGTCGGACAGTTCCAGCAGGTACGACACCCACTCGTCCATGTCGTGAATCAGGAACCCGTTCACGCCGTGGTCGATGAACTCCGGATATTCGGCGTTCGCCGACGCGACCGGCACCGCACCGCGTGAGGCGTACTCCAAGACTTTGCAATGCGATTTGTACGTCGAGTGCGGCGACGTGTTCAGCGGGGCGATACCGATGCTGAAATCCAGTTCCGCCAGATACGCGGGGATGATCGACCAGCCGTGCACGCGGAGCGGCCAAATCCGGCCCTCCGTGTAGTCCGCGCCGATCATATGAAACTTAGCGCGCGGCTCCTGCGCCTGATACGCGGCCAACTGCTCAGGGATCCCCGGCCAGTCCTGGTGATGGAAGAACGACCCAGCCCACCCGACGGTGATCGGATCCGACGGGACAACCGGCGTCAGCCACTCATCCGACGAACAGTTAGGCAGGATCACGACGTTCGGGTTGATCGGCCGCACATACTCGGCGAGTGCCCGCGTCGACACGGTCACCACATCCGCTATGGCGATGTTATGGCGGGTGTCGTCACGCTGCGGAAAGAAAATGTTGTAGATCGTCGGATTCCCGGGGTCCAACTCCATCAAGTTATCGTCGAGTTCGTACACGGCGAGCAGGTCAGGATCCGCGCACATCTCCTGCCACGCCGTGTTATACCCAACGATCCGCTGCCCGATAACCACATCACCCGGCTCGCGGCCCTCAGCCGGCGGACCCCAGATCACTTCGAACTCGTCGGGGTCGAGGTTCGTCAACGGCAGGTTCAGGCGATAGTGCCAGCACCCCGCGCTGTCGGTTGCGATCGCGAAGATACGTCGTTTCACCAGGGCCGCCATCCGTGAATTTCAACGAACATTTCCGTATCCCGTCCCGCCTGCTCACCCAAACCGGGGACCGTGGTCAGGAAGTCGTTGGGGCGTTCATTCAACACGACCGGTCCGGGGAGGAGGACCACCCCGCCCGCGGTGCTGCAGCGCCACTGCCAATCCGTGTCGCCCCACCAGAACATCAACCGTTCGTCGGCGCGGAGGGTTTCCCCCTGGTCGGTTTTCGTCTCCCCGGCGGTGACCCACGCCCACGGACACATCCGGTTGACGATGTCCGAGTCGGGGGCGGTTTTGACGATCGGGAACGCGCAGGGGGTGATGCCGTGCGTTGACGCAGCCGCGGCACCGTGGGTGCGCATGCCGTCGGCGACTAGCCGGAACCAGCCGTCAGGGACGATCGCATCATCACACAGGACTGCGACATCCCGGACGGTGTCGACGCCGGCAACGTCCGTAACCCAATCTAGGCCGGTGTTCCACAGGCGGGACAGGTTCGGGGGCTGGTCGGGAATGTTAATGACGCGAACGTTTGCGGGCCAGGGCTCGCCCGAATGGTCGCGGCCGGTTACGGGCGGCACGGTGGCGTTGTCGACGATCAACACCCAGTCGACTTGCGGGGCGATCGCCGTGACACAACGGCTGAGGAGTTCGGGCCGGTTGTGGGTCAGGATGATCGCATATGCGGGAGGGTTCAACACGGCACCTTAGGCGTAGAACGTGACTTTGATGTTCGAGTGAGTTGCGTTGACACGGCCCGTCGCGGCGGCTGCTGACTTTCCGGCGTACATTTCGAACGTGTGGTTACCGGCCGTGAGCGTTCCGGACCATTGCTGCCCGACGGTCCCACGACCCACCGACGCCAACGATTGCAACGCTTGCCGGGTTTGTTGGACTGCGTCAACATACAGGAATCCCTGACCTACGGATGCGCCCGCCACTGTTGATTCAAGATCGTAGAAGCCGGTCACCTCGTAGTACACCGTCGACGGCGCTGTGACCGTAACCGACGCGCCCGTCATCAACGTGGGGGTCGTGGTCAGGGCTGCGAGGGCCGTACACGTCGCTTCCCCCCGCGCGACGACCTGAGCAGCCTCACTACCCGTCGTCGCGCCCAACACATACAACCCTGACGGGGGAACCCGCATCATCGCGACAGGCGTCCCCTCAGGGTGCGCACCGGACACGTTGATGCACGGCACCGCGACGGTATCGCCGTCCACAACCACGGTTGTGGTGGTCGCCATCCGGCCGGTAAGCAGCTGCCATGAGATCCCCAACTCCACAGCGCGGGCCTTGACGGCCTGCACCAGCGCGGTCGGGTCCTGACTGGCCGGCGTCTCGGCGGGGGCGGTCACGTGTAGGCCCGCTGCAGTTCGTGTGTCATTTCCCCGCCCTCGATCATGTCCAACGACCATCCGGTTTCGAGCCACTGCACGCCGCGCCACAGGATGACGTCCCACCCGTCGTGACGCGGATCCGGCGGTGTTGACACGCTAGCGTGTTCCAACACTGTCGCGGTGGTAGCGAGCCCGTCAGCGATCGCCTGCGCCTGCCCCTGCGACGTCAGCTGCAGATTCCGGGAGTCAACGACCACGAACCCTCGGTTAGGGATCGAGTTCGGGGCGTTCACCGGAATGTCAGACGACGCGGAGATCACATCATCGTGGCCGGCGTTGGAGGTGACCACGAACCGGTTAGGTGCATCGAGCAGGTCGTTACCGACGGTCGCCGTCCCGCGTAACACCCGCTTGTAGTAGTCGAAGTCAAACGTCGGTACCGCCGCCGCGGGGTCGAACGTGCGGATCATCCGCAGCACCCCGTCGTGGTTCATCCACGGCCGCAGGTAGTCGCCCTGCGTCCCCAATGCGTCGAGGATCTGCCCACGGCCCGCACCGATCGACCACCCACCCGTCACGATGTACTCAGACGGTTCGATATCAATCGTCGGCGGGTCCTGCACCGTCGCAATCAGGTCGATAATCGACCCCATGACCGTACCCGCGGGCGCGAACCCACGATCAATTTTCTGATCAACGCGGAACATTTCGTCCGTCAACTGCAGCGACGTCACATCGCCGCCCGTCGTGAGCAGGGGCAGCGCCGACGACACCATGTACCGACCCAACGGGTACGATCCGCCGCCGATCTCCATATACGGCAGGACCCGATCGGCGATCACATCGATAGCCGCAGAGTCGTCGGCACCCAACGTGAGGCGCATAGTTCGTGGGATTGTCCGGTCCGCGTTGTGCTGCAGCCGTGCCCCCGGATCCCGGAGCGGATACAGCTGCCCTTTGTTCTCCCCCGTAACACCGTCAACCCAATCGAACCGGAACGTGGCGCTACGCTGCCCGATGCAGTCATCCAAGTCGAACGACCGGTTAGGGGCCTGCGTCGTCAATGCGACAGTCCCGACGCGGGGGATGGTCACAGTTCCACCACACACGGCGTGTCAGACACTTCGATGACCTGCACTTTGACGAGTTGCAGTTTGCGGTTCCGTTTCACCCTGCCGTCAGGGACGATCACGGTCGCGAACCAGCGGTCCCCCAACTCGTTGCGGACACAAATCTGGGTCACCGTGTCCCACGCCATGTCACGTAGGCTGCCGAACACGTTCTCCAACACGGGCGCGGCCACGGCAGCGTTCTGCACCAACAGGGTCGCGTCGAACCGTTCCCCGCCGCGCTCCGTCGGCCGGAACGCGGTCACATAATCGCGATCGTAGAACTCCTGCAGCTTCACGTTCCCCGCCTCGGGGAACTCGAACTGATGTTCAGGGTTGTTCGTTTCCCAGTTCTCGGTATACGCAAGGTTGATCGACCCGTCCTGCCGCTCATTCGCAGTGAAGATCAAAGTCCCGTTACCGTCGCCGACCCCCGCAACACCCGGCGCCAGAATCGTGTTCGTGACCGTCGACGACCACGACCCGCAGAACCCGTAAAGGTCACACCCGCGGATCCGGTACGACGACAGGACCCCCACCCGCGGCTCATAGTCGTAGAACGTGGTCGACGCGACCGTACTGATTTGCGCGATCGTCGCCCAGTCCGTGTCGATCGTGTCGGAACGCTGCAGTTCGTAGTACCCGAACCCAGTAACCGTCGCGCTGCTCGCCCCGTACTGCGAGGCGTACGACGTCCACGACGCCCGGTTGAACGAGATCCCCGTCGGGATACACGCCGGTGGCAGCGAAATACCGCCAGTAGCGGACGGCAGCGAGTTCAGCCGCACCGACGCCTCATCAACCCACATGACGTTACCGGCTGCGGGGGTCGATCCCTGCTGTACGTTGAACGACCCGAACGCCGCCAACGCGGGAGCGGTGAACGTCGACTGCAGCAACGTCCATTTCGATGCGATCGACGCCTGCGTGACAGTAGTCGTGGACAGGTACCCGCCGACGGAGTCGAACCAGTTGATCCCGATCCCTGTGTCGGCATACCCGGCAGTCGAGTACACCCACGCCGAACCGGCGTACACGGTACCGACTGTTACGGCGAACTGCCCGGATTCGATGTAGCTGACAGCCCCGATTCCGTTCGGGGTGACTTTCCCCGACTGATACGGCGAATACGACCACGTCGGGTCGTAGGTGATGGCCGCGCCGCCGTTGCCCGTCCACCCTGTTGACAGGGCAAACGCTGGGTTCGACAACAGTTGCGGCGCTAGTCCGCGGGGGTCGGCGCATTGCATCCCGATCCCTGACACGGCCTGCGACGCCGTCGCGAGCGCCAGTCCCGTAACAACCGGCATGGCCTGCGAAAACAGGACCGACGCGTCGGTGGTGGTGTCTGATGCTGTCGCACCCGAGTTGGGTTGCAGCCACGCCATGAACGCGGTAGCGCCGCCGTACGTCGCGCTATCCAACACCTGCCCGGTGGGGACGGTCTGTAGCAGGTTACCCGGCACACCTGAGATAGCGGGCGCGGTGACACCCAACACTTCCCACCGGTTACCGACCGTTTCCGCCGTCGACGACCATTCATACGTTGTGGCGGTCCCGCCCGCGGTGAACGACGGGGTAGGCGACCCGGCGGCGAACGTCAGGTTGACCTCTTTCCAGCCGTCCAAAATTTCGGGCAGCAGGTCGAAATCGGCCACGGTGATGTTCGCGGTGATGACGGGTGCTCCGGATTGGGTTTTGAACACGAGCGGCTGTGTCGTGTCCCCGAACCGGCGGGCCCAGAACCTGACCTGCGGATAGTTGGTCGGCGATGATCCGTACGCCGAGTTGACGATCCCCTGGGTAGCGACCGCCCCCGACCAGACAGGCGCGGCGGCTTGCCGGCCGTACACGTGAGGTTCGGTCAGCACCGCCCCGCCGGTCGTATGGAGCGACAGTTGCGGCAGAACATGCGTTGTCTCAGACGTGAACGTCCGCCCCACGATCGCGGGGGTTTTCGGAAACGGCAGGTTGATCTGCAAACCGGGATGCGGGGGGATCGCATACAGTTCGCGGAGTGCGTTGATGACCGGGTATTTTGTTGACGTAACAGGAACGTTGTTTGCTGAGTGAAAGATGCCCTGATCAGCTGACGACAGGACCGCCGTGTACGCACCGGCCGCAAGAACTGGATTAGCTACCTGCGAAATGTTCCGCATCGGAACCGTATTCACGCCCATCACATACGGCCGGTGCCGTGTCGGCCACGTCGCCGAGTACCCGAACGACCTAGCGCCGACCGCGACTCGACGCTCCTCGCAATACAGGATTTCGAGCGCAACATATTCCATCGTAATGAAAAATGACAGGCTCGCGGACGCCGCCGTGCCGATCGCACCGGTTACCGAAATACGGTTCGCCGACGATGCCTCAAACCGCGCCAGCCCCGTGTAATCCCATGGCTGCCGTTCCGTGGTGCTCGCACCCAGCGCCGTTGACCAGAGGGGGTTTATTTCTCCCATCGGCATACGGGAAATTTGGGTAGGCTGCGCCGACGTCAACACGCTCGCCGAAGTCGAGTTTCCGTAAAGAGTGCCGTCTTCCGTGTCGCCATACAGGACAGAGCTAGTCGACGCGGCGTCGAGCGCTAGACTTATACTGAAATCGGAATCCTCAATATCACCAGCCAACGCATACAGAACGTTAACGCCCAATATGCGCTTACCGGTGAGTTGGTTCTGATACTGCGACGTAGCGAAGAACGCGCGGAAGTAGTTGGAGCCACCACCGAACGTTGACGCCAACGACAGCCCCGAACCGTCGGATGGGTCTTCGAACGCCTCAGCCAACGTCGTCGCGGTCCCGTAATAGTTGAGGTTACCGCCAGTGATACCACCCGAGTTACACGGAATGATAACCCGCTGCACCGGCCCAGAGTTGTCTTCCTGCCCCTGCGGATACACCGACACCATGTACACCTGACCGGCAGCCGAACCCGGCGGCCAATCGTTGATGTAAAACCGGCCGTCGCCGATCTGCCGTGACGTGGCGAGCGTGAACCCGTGACCCATCTCGACGGCGTTGACGGCGGGGGAGAACGTCAGGTTTTCGTCGCGGATCCCGACCCACTCATTACCCAAAATCTGGGGAGCATCCGGGTTGTAGTTGCCCATGTCAGATTGTCCTTACCTGGGTTTTGACGTTCCGCGCCGACATGACGTCGACGATCCCGCGGCCGACAGCTATCCCGGTGCGGCGTGCGTCGGCTTCGGACGGGGTACCGCCATCAAAACTGACAGCGACACTGCCGGGTCCGAACACGATCGTCTGCCCGCCCCCGCCACCCATCCCGGCGGCTTCGAGCGCTGCAGCGGTACGCGGGTCACCCAACGGGATGACGACTTCGTTACGCCCGCCCTCACCGATCATCGCCAACGTCGGGCCGGTCGCCATACCGCCCGCGGCTAGAAGCGGAATCCTCGGCAGGGAAAACGGTAGTACGTCATCCACCGCCGCAATGGACCAGTTGATGCCGCTCAATACTTCGTTTAGTACGTTTTTGATCGCGCCGCCGACGCGATCGGCCAAGTTGTCAACAAATCCGCTTACAGCTTGCAGCCCTTGAAAAAAGTTTCGGATCAGGAAACGGCCGGCATCTTTGAACGCATCACCGACAGCGCGTGCCTTTTTAGGTATCTCGTTAAAGAAATCCTCTATGCCCTGCGCGGCGTCGTTAACAAACCCGAGGATCGAAACGAACGCGTCTTCGCCTGCTACCTGTACATCGTGGAACCAGCCGAACAGGGTCGTAGCGGCTTCGATGATCCCTTCTATACCTTCGAGAATCATCATCCCGACAGCGGCGTTTTCGGGGGTGAACAGTTCTTTGAACAGCCCGCCCAAATCGCCTGCGATGTCGATGATTTCGCCGAGGACCGCAGCGCCGTCTTCTATCCATTTTTGGAAGTCGCCGTTTTGGATCGACTCCATGATGAACCCGGAGAACGCTTCCAAAGCGTCGCCGAACTGGCCTGAGAATTCTTCGATGAACGGCAACCCGGCTTCGACTGCTGACCCGATGGCGCTGAACAGGCTTTCGACGCCGGGGCCGACTAGCTTAATGACTTTTTCGGCGGACGCGAAGATCTTGTCAAAGAATGCGCCGGCTTTCGGGGTTGAAAGTTTCTCTAAGAATCCTGAGATCTGCTCGCCGATCGCGCCGGCAACTTTCGTCATGCCGGCTTGGATGTGCGGGAGGGTCGTGTCAGCGAACTTTGTCGCATCCCCGACAAGGGGGGCGAACAGGGCCTGCTGCACCGACTGCCGGAACTGGTCAAACCTTGGCTGCAAGGCGATGATCTCTTCGGCAACGGACCGTGCCGCGGGCGCGAGTTTCGCCAACGCTGCGGCTTGCGCGTCGATCCCACCACCGCCCCCACCGCCGCCCTGCTGCGCTTTGCTGAGCGCCTGCTGTGCCTCAACGACGGCGTGGATCGCGTTAGCTTCGGCCTCGCGGGCGGATACAACCTGGTCGGATCCTTGTACACCTTTCTTCTGCGCGGCGGCCAAATCTTCGGCGTTGCGCTGGTTGCGGGTCCGGATGTCTTCCAAGTTGTCGACGGCTTCGTCGTATGCCTGCTGCGCTTCGCGGCGTTCGAATCCGTGGGTGCCGCGCAAATTCCGGCGGGCGCGTTCAACTGCGAGCACGCCGGATTCTTCGTCTTCGGCACCGCGGGCTACGGCCCGGTTCAAATCTTCGAGTTCGCGGGTGGCGTTCTGGGTGGCCCTAGCTAGGTCGTCGGATGCGTGGGCTCTTTGGCGTTGGGCTTGCGCTAAAGAGTATTCAGCGTCCTCGACCATGCCCATCGTGTCGACGGCGCCGCCACCAGCGGTTTTAGTCTTTTTCAGTGCGTCGGTGAACCCTGAAAACCCGACGATCGCGGGGAGGATCAACGCGCCCGCGACGGCCCCCGCTGCAGGAACTGCGGCGAGCAACCCGAGTAGTTGGACCAGCGCCGACGATAGGGCGATGATCGGCGGGATCGCGAACATGACCACAGACCCCATGGTCGTAATCGTCGCCCCGAACGACGCGACACTCCCCGACAGTTGACCCGGGAGGGTCGTAAAAGCGTTGAAAGCTTGCGTCGCGGGTTGTAGGCCACGCTGCGCGGCGTTCCCGATGTCCGCGAACCCGGACACCAGACGGGACTGCCCGTCGCGTAGCCGGCCGTCAGCGTCCCTAGAGAACCCGTCGGCGAACTCCCGGCCCGCGGCCCTGCCCGCCTCACCCGCGGCGTGGGGGAGGCTGGAGAACCCGCCCGCGCCGCCTTTATCGATGTCGCGTGACAGGCCGCTGAACGCCGTGTTGAGTTCGGCGCGGACCTTGTCGCCGAACCCGGTGAAGTTCGGTTCGATCTGAACGTATGCGACGTCGATCGGGCCGGTCATCGCATGGCCTCACGTGCTGCGGCCAGGTTCGCGGCGGCAATGTCACCGGCGGGCCACCATGCGGGCGGGGTGAGTCCGGCGGGGATCGGGATCCTAGATTGGCGGGCGACCGCTTCGGTTCGGGTCACGGTCGGTGCTCCGATCAGACGGGCGTTCAGTTCGGCGTGTTTCTCGGGCGGGTTGATGGTGAGGATGTAGTGGTGTACCAAGTTCAGGAACCGGTCGGGGGGGAGTGCTACGGGGTCGAGTCCTCGGGCTGCGCACCATCCGTCGAAGTAGGTCCAGACGGTTCGGCGTCGGACCCAGTCGAGGATGGCTGCGGCGGCGTGCGCTGGCCTTTTCCCCAGGTCTCCATCATGTGGCGTTGGATGCGGATCATGTCCTGGTCGTCGACGGGGTTCCACATGTCTGCGGCGGCGGCGCGTAGCTGCTCGACGGACTCGGGTGGCATGACCAGCGACCACAGGGCCCACAGTGCGTCGAGGTTGTCGAACGTCGCACCGACCTTGGTTTGCAGGTCAGCGAGCTTCGCGTAGTTCGCGAGGGGGATCGCGGGGGCGAAAAGGTACGTCTGTCCGTTGAGGCGGAACCGGCCGACGGCGGGGCGGGTGGGGTCGGAAATGTCAACGATGTCTTCGTCGGGGAGGGTCGGGGGGCGGAGGGTGTCAGTCATGTCCGATATTATCCGGCACTTTGTTAAACCGTGACCACGGTCTATATGTCGTGGATAGTGGCGCTATCCGTACGTCGTGTCGGTGGGGTCGCGTAAGATCGCGCCCAGACATTGAAAAAGCCCCAGACGGGAATCTGGGGCTGCCGCGCGTCGGTCTTAGCTCGTGTGTGAATTGAGGATAGTGTGAGTACCTGTTTTACGGCAAGTCAGATCCCCGACCAGCCGGTTTCGCTGCGGTGGATGATCGACCGAGCGATAGACCGATCCGGGCTCCCGCCTCTCGGGCGCCATGTTCTATCGGTTCTCCTGAAAAAGGCTGACGTCGCGACCGCCGAGGTCCCCATATGGCGGTGTCCGTCTTACACCGAATTGGCTGCGGCTACGGGCCTCGGACGGTCGACCGTCATCCGGTACGTGAAGCAACTCTGCGAACTGGGGTGGCTGGTCCGGATCGTGCCGTCGAAGATCGGTTCGTTGATCCGGCGCGAGCGGAACCGGTACCGGATCCAGCTGCCGCCGCACCTCGCCGGACCAGCAGTGACGGACGTTTCCGCAGGTCGCCCCCTGGTATCAGAGCGGGACTCTTCTTTAGATCTTAAAGACGTAGATCAAAAGATCGACGCGCGGGCGCGCGCGAGGGTAACCGCCGACCAGCAACACGGCAAGGTCCGACGAAAGATTTTCCCCGAAAAGGGACACCAAAAACCCACAACCCCCGTTCTCGCAGGTAAAGGCGTTACACCCGCCGACCAGCAGAAAATCATCGCCCATGTGCAGCGACTCGCCAAGCAGCCGATCGGGAACATGAACGCCTACCTCACCGCCATGGACCGCAACGGACAGCTAGAACCGCTGATCGCCGCGACATGCGCACCCGCCCGCGAACACGCCGCCCGTGTCGCTGAAACCCCCCAATACCTGATCGACCTCAACGCACGCCGGAACGCGGCAACGTCCATAGCCGCCGACGCGAAAGCAGCGATCCGGAACCTACTCGGCCGCAACCGTGGATAACGGGACGGCAACGATCCTTGCGGAACCCCGACCGGTGGGGGATGGTGGAACCAATCCCGTAACCCCAACTATTGGAGATGTCATGGCGCAGGCGCAGGGCGCACGGATGGTCGAAATGCTCGACGAGTACATCGACCTGATGACCACGGACGAGTTCACGATCATCAAAGACGGGTTTATGGACCAGGAAGTCTGCACGTCCCTCGGCGACGGCGACGCGCAGGCACGGGCGAACCTGATCCCCCCGAAAGACGGCATGCTCTGGCAGATCAGCGTCGGCGAGACGATTTCGTGCTACCACAACCGGCGCACCCACCGACACATGGTCATGCTCGCCGTTGGTGGCCGCCGTGGGTAGACACAACGCGCCGCCCGTCGTACGGGGCCCGATCATCGGCCGGACCTACGCCGAGGGCCTGTCACCGTGGCCGGGCCGTGCGTTCGTCCTAGGGTTGGTCCTAGTAGCACTCGCGGGCGTTGTCGCGTCAGCGTTGATCCTGGGGCGTTTACTGACCCCCGACGCGGTGTGGTCGCCCTAGCCGAGCGCCGCGGCGGGCAAAGCGTCTTTCAGGAACGGGTTCCCCCGCATCCCCTTGACGGACCGCCTGTACAGGAATACCGGTGACCCCGCCGGTTTGAACCGGAGCACCTGAGCGGTTACGGGTGTAATCGGTTGCCGGCGGGGCCCGTAAATACCAGTCCCGTTATGGACCCACAGCGCATACCGGACGGTCGTCCCGACCCGTACGACGGGCTTGCCGTGCTCGTGCGCCCGGGTCGTACGGACCGACGCCCTGAGACGGCCCGTATCGACGCGCTTCGGATGCCCTGCCCCCGCACCCGACAGCAACAGTTTCGCCCGCGACTCGACCCGCAGACCCCGTTTAAGCAGATCCCGGGAGACGCCGCCACCATCACGGGTCAACAGGTACTCGATCCGGACGGAGTCGACGCGCACGTTATACGGCATGACGGGATGATCCCATCATCATGTCGGGCAGGTGCAGTTTTCGAGCGCCACAGTGACCGTCAACGCGATCCCGACGCAGCCGCCCTCAGGACCGACCGGGGACTGCGGGCCGATCACAAAATCAGCGATCGTCCGATCCGACACCCACGCCTGCAGACAGCACGCCAACGCCTGAGTGATCACCTGACGGTCAGACTCCAACACCATCGACGCATACGCGAGGGCGTCACACGACGGTGCCACGTCCGCCGGTCCGGGTGTCGGCGCGCAACGCAGCATCGTAACCGTGACCGGCGCCACCCAGTACGGGGCACCACAACCAGTCAGGGCACGGCGTGCCGACTCAGGCTGAGGGAACGTCGTCGAAAAGTACGACGCCCCGACCGACAGCGCCAGCTGCCCACACTGGCAGTCATCCCACGCGATCGCCCCCGGCACCGCGAAACACTCCCGCAGGCCGTCAGGGGCACCGCCTAGCGTGTCGTCGAGCGCTTCCCGCGCGCACGCGCCCATACCCGTGACGACGACATACCACGCGAGGGGCGTCCGAGAAGTGATCACGTGCCGACCAGACGGAACGTCGGACCATCCAAGTTGTACGCCTGCGCCCGGCCGCGGAGCCCGTACGGGTTGAACGTCTTCACGAACAGCGACGTGGCGGGGAGCATCCCGAATTCCTGCTTCGGGTCGAACGTCATGCTAACTCCTTGACGGTTCAAGGAAGTCAGGAAGAACGGCGACAGGACACACGACGAGTCACACGCGATCAACTTCGCGATCTGGCACGCCAACTCACCGACCGCGATCGACCCCAACACCGGCGGGGGCTGCCCAAACCGGGCGGTCACGGACCACGTCCCGACCTCCGTGTCGGCAACCGAAAGGTCGTTGCACCACGGCCACATTTCCCCGCCGAGCCTGACCAGGATCCGATGGTCATCCATCCGGTAGTCGTCAGCAGACAGGACCACGCCGTCTACCTTGACTTCGGTGATGTCCCACACCGGCGCTGGCAACATAGCCTCGGAGATCATCGAGCATGAGCAGTTGTCGCCGCACGTCCCGCACGTCAAGTTGTACCAAGCGCCGTCGATCAAAGCCGGCTGCGGATACGTCGACCCGAGCCCGCCGCCCCACTCTGGGAACATGTTCGCACCCCAATAGGTGCCCTCACAGTCACGCCGGCACGGCCTTAGCGTCTGCTCACACAGGCCGAACTGCTGCCCGCTCGCGTAGAACAAGACCTCAGTCGCGGCGGCCAAAGCGTCACCGGTTACCGACGCCGCTGCCCCCGTCAGGGTGCAGCACCACGCATCAGGCGGGGACCAGTCCGCACACGGCCCGCTGACACCAGCGGCGGCGGCCTCAGACCCAGACGGGCCAGCGGGAATCGGCATAGTCGGATCTTACGCCCTTTCTGCTGGTCGTCAGGTGCCGTCGGTGGAGTCGAGCAGGCCGAGCAGGAGCCGGATCACGGCAGTCAGCTCGCGAGCCTGGGTGGTGGACTGGCGGGTGAGCGCGCGGACCTGGGCGGCGACCTGGGCGGCCGATGGGCTGGCGATCGCGAGGTAGGTGGCGTTGTCGGCCTGGTCGGTGACGTTCGCGGCGAGGGCGGCGGCGGCGCGGTCGCGGAGCACCTGCTCGACCGGCTGGCGACCCGGCTTCCACTCCGTGCGGAGGTTCCGCCACCCGCCGGGGGCGTCCGGATTGACGTCCGAGGTGGACAGCCACAGGCGGTAGTCGTCCGTCTCCTCGACGAGCACTTCGGGTGTGGGCATCAGTCCTCCTACGCTGCGGCCGTGACGGCGACGCGGTGAGCGGACGCGGTGCCTGCCCAGCTGGGAGAAGAGGGAAGTGCGCCCGTGATACCCGTCGCCTGGTAGGCCCCGAGGTGATTGGCCAGCAGCGTGGACACGGACGTGTCGCCGATGCCGGCGAGGTGGACATTTGCCGAGACACTGATCGTCGGGCGGGTGCCGGCGCCACCCTGGACCGTGGCGCTAAGCCAGATGATCTGTCCTTCGGTGACCGCGAGGGCCGGGTTAACCTGCTTGACGCCCGTGCTGCTGACCGCATCGATGCCGCCTGAGTCGTAGAGCACCGAACCCGGCTCGCCGCTGTTGTCGGCCCGGATACCCAGGCGCACCACGGCACCACTCGTGCCCACGACGGTAACGCTGACCGCGAGGCCGGTCAGCGTGCAGCTACGACCGACATATAGCGGTGTGGCTTTTTCGGTGGCCTCGGCCGGGATCGCCGTGGTGACCGTGCCCGTTGCCGCCACATACCAGCGACCGGCTACGAGCGGGCACAACCCAGGGATCGAGGCCCACCGCAGCTTGTCGGACTGCGACGTGTCCACCGTGAGCACGCGACCGGCGGAGCCGATCGCCTTGCGGGCCACAGTGTTGTCAGCGGTTGCCACAAGGATGTCGCCGGCGGCGTCGACCAGCGACGCCGGGATGATCTGCCCGAACGCCGCCGCGTCCTGCGCCCCGCTGCCGTTGCTGACGTTGGTCAGCTTGTGCGAGCCGATCGACAGGTCCGCCGTAGGTGCGGCAAGATCCGACAGCGAAATCGCCGAGTGCGCGGCAGCACCATGCGCTGGTGTCCCGTGCGCGTGATCGGACCTGGCGTCCGTTGTGGCGACGCCGTTCGCCGACGAAGCCCCGAACGATGTTTGGGCCGTGACAGCCCCGAACGACTCACGGCCATGCCGGTGATCAGACAAGGCAAACGACTGCGCCGTACCCGCCGCCGCCGTATCACCAACCGCCGATGAGCCCGCGATAGCCGTGGTAAGAGGATCCGAACCGGCAGGCAGATGCGTTGCGGCATGCGCCGTGGATGCCTTACCGCCGAGCGCCGCGGTAAGGCCGTTGATGTCCGCAACAGCGTAGTCGTTCGCGGCGGGCAGGACGACACCGACACGACCGTTGAACGAGTTGACGCCACCAGCGGCGATCGCGGCATCAATCCGCGGATCATAGTAGGCGTTGATCAACGTCAACGGTCCGCCGTTAACGGTCACATACAGCGTGTCGAGCCCACTGGCGGGACCCCAAAACCACGGCAGGCGCGACGTAGAGTCCACGGTCAACTGAGAGCTAGCGATCACCGGACCAGGGGTGTTCGGCATAGCCGGCACATACTCCGCGATGTCCGCGAGGATCGTCCCCGCGCTGTCTTCATACAACGTCCCGACACGCCCGACCGCGCCGAGCATGTCACGCCCCGACAGCTGATAGACGAGATGAGACCCCGGATCCGAATAAAGGAACCTCGCCACGATCACATCCCTCCCATGGAGGCGGGGGCGTCCCTAACCCTCCGAAAGGAACGCCCCCGCCGTGTATCCCCCACTAAGCCCGCCGGGCCTAGATAGTGAAGATCGTGCACGACTCCGACGGTGGAGCCGTGGACGTCAAGTTTTGGAACCAATGATCCGGGATGGCCTGCACCGCGCCGGACCCGAGCCACGTGTTACCGGTCGTCCACCCCGGCCACACAGGGAACGACTCCGCGATGATCTGCACCATCGACGGGTCGAGACCGATGTTGTAGTCACCGATCTTGCCGTTGCTCAGGTTCGGCCAAGCGTTGTACACGTACAGCGGGTTACCTGAACTGTCGCAAGCCTGCCCGGCGACGTCCTGCCACACTTCAAGCGAGAAATGCGGCGGGGTGCCGGACGTGCCGATCGCGAAGCCGGTACCCGTCGGCGACGCCGAATAGGTCAGCAGCCGGGCGCCCGCGACAGTGTTCGCGATGATCCCCGGGTTCACGGAGCACAGGTCGAACGTCAACTGGAGACGCTTCAGGTAGTCCGGGTCTTTTTCGTTGACACACAGTTGCGCGTCCGCGCGTCGGGTGATGTGCTCCGCCCCCGTGTCGTACTGCGCGGTCTGCGCGACCTGCGTGAACCCGCCCGTAGTGATCTGCGCCGACGATGCGCCGGTCACGGTGGCGCCGCACGTGTTGAGCAGGGTGATACGAACAACCCGGCCACGGATCGGGGAGTAGCAGCGTTCAAACGTCGTCATAGCCTGTCCCCTACGTGGGTGTTCCGGGTGTGCCAGTGATGATGCCGCCGGTACTCACCTGTACAGCGAGGTGGCAGCAGTCGAACCCGAGCGTGTAAGTCCGCTCAACGATCGTTTTAACGGTGTTGGTGGTCCGGTCGATGCGCTGCGCGCGGTCGCCCAAAATCTGTAGCGGGCCACGCCAACCGAACACAGGGCCGGTGGCGTACATCCACGACGTCGTTGCCGACGACACGCCCGCCGGGCTGGTGCCGGCATACCCGCCACCGGGAACGATCATGTTCCCGTTAGGGGTCCGCCACACCGGCCCGTCTTTCACGATCAAATGGTTGGTCGCCAGATGATCGAACAGGGCTTGTGTCACGTGGATGATGCCGGTGCCGCCCTTGTAGCAGTCGGCGAGCTGCTGCTCAAGGAGCCCGAGCCCTTCGACCACGTCGAGGACAGAGCCCGTTACCACGGTCGCGGCGGTCTGCAGGGTCGTGGTCGGGCCGGTCGACTGTGACGCTTCCGTGACGATCGCGTTAGCCGCCAAATGCGGCATAGCGACATTCACGATCCCCGCGACGGTGCCCGTCCAGAAGATGCGTTCCACCACGTACGCCTCAACCTGAGACAACGCAGTGGCCGCCAACTCTTCGGCACGGTCCCACCACCCCGGCGTCGAGCAGTCGACCTCAGTGAACACCGTGAACGGCGTACTACCGCGCAAACCCAGCGAAGCGTTAGACGCCTTAGCCGGCGGCGACCCGCCACCCGACACGATGCAACCATCGAACGTCGACCCGCCACCAGGACAGAGAGGCTGCCACTGCATCCCCATCCCATAATGCGTGTCCGGGTCCGCGATCCAATCGACGACAGAAAGCAGGTTGAACGGCAAGGCACGGAACGCCGCCGGTGCGGTATACCGCCTAGGTAGCGCTGCCATGATGTCCTTTCCGCTCAACCTGCTCCGACGTCAAACCGATGATCAGGACGTGCCGCCGATGCAGCCGGCCATGTTCGCGGCGCCGGTCGTACCGTTCGCGCAAACATCGACGGTCACGACGCGGGACTCGTGGCCGAGCTTCGCGACGAGGTAGCACTCTTCCATCCACGCGGCGGTGTAGTCGTTCGTCGCGTTCAGCGTCGAGTCGCGGACGATACCGAGATCGAGTGTCATGCCGTTACCGCGGACGAACGTTCCCGGCGCGTACGTCAGGAACTGCGCCGACGTCGGCCACACCGTCGCAGCCGCCGACTGACCCAGGCCCGTGGTCCGGACCTGCCAGTCCGCGATCCACTGGGTGCGGATGTCGCGGGCGTCGAACCACGCGGCGATCTGCTGGTTAGTGACGGCCATCATGTCGGAGACGCCCATACGCTTCGCGAGATCCTCGCGAACGTTGTTCAGCATCCACGACGGGAACACGGCCTCCATCACGTCGGACCGGCACATCGCATACTTTTCGCGGTAGTCGGTGGCCTGCAGGTTCGCGGCGTTCAAGATCCCAGCCGTGGTCGACTGGGTCGAAGCGCCGCCGTCGGTGACCGCAGTCGACTGCGCCACAACCGAGTTAATGATCCGGTTGTTGGTGTAGTGCGCCTGAATCGCCTCAACCAGACGCAGGTGGTTAGCGATCAGCTCCGGGAAAGCGTTCGACGTCAAGTTACCGACGGTCACACACACACCGTCGCACGCCAGCCGAACCTCGTTATACGACGGGCAAGGCACCCGGACACACGGCTTAGTACCGGACTGGCCGGTACCCGTCGCCGCCGCGGCGTCCATGGTTTCGTTCCACGTCCACACGATCCCCGACAGTGCGTTGATGTCACCGAACGACGCCGACGTCGGGAACCGCAGACCCCCACGGTTGATACCGATCGTCGGGAGGTCAAGCAGGCCGTCGATGCACGCGATGTTGAAAAAGTCGTAGGAGATCTCCGACGGGGCACACCAGCCACCGGCGGCGATCAGGACCTCAGGCGACGCGGCGGCGGTGAGTACCCGCTCGATCTCGTCGGCCGTGGAGTCGATGTTCAGGTTATGGGTGTAGGACCGCTGCAGCTGCGCGACGTGTACCCGCTGCCCGTTGCCGTGAGCTACCGGCATCGTTCGGGCGCGGGCGTGCATCGCGGCGACGAGGGCGTCCATGTCGTGGATCTGGCCGCCCTGCGTGAACCCGGGAATGTCCGCGGACGCGACCAGGACGGGGTCCTGACGGGCGGGCATGTCGGTGACGGGCTGCTGCCGGCGAATCGCTGAAAGGGAAGGGTTCAGCGATCGCCGGTTCGAGAACCCGCCGAGTTCGCGGGACTCGGTACGCGCGCCACCAGACGCGGTGACAAGCTCGGGTTCGCGGACGTCGGTGTCGACGGTCGTGGGCTCAGGCTCGGCCGGCGTCGGGGTGGGCTCTGCTGGGGCGGTCGCGGCCGGCTGACGGGATGCGGCGACACGCGACACGGCGTCAGCGACGGAAGTGTGCGCGTCTGCGCGGGCGGTTTGCTGGCCGCGTACCTGCTCGATCGCGGCGGCGAGGCGGGTGACCTCGGCTGCGGTCTGCGGGGTGGCGGGCTGGCCGGCGGCGGCGTCGAATGCGGTGTTTGCCTGGTCGAGTAGCCCCGACAGGTCACCATCGGACAGGCCAGACAGGTCTGCGGGTAGCTCGAACTGGGGCATTTGTTAGTCCGTTCATGATCAGACGTTTTGCTGATCACGATAGGTCTGTTTTCTGCCCTGTCAAAGATTACAAGATCACCAGCGGGCGATCGGCCACACCCACACACCAGGATCCAAACCGATCAACACGATCCCCACACCAGCCAACACCCACCACGGCGCCACACCCAACACCAGACGGCGGATCACTGCGACGCCTGCGGCTCAGGCTGCGGGGCCGGCTCAGGCTGCGGCTGAGGCTGCGGCGCCGGACGCTGGCCACAACCACACGACGGGAACACGGCGGTGAAACCAGTTGAAGCGTTCATCGGGGGCCTCCATAGGTAGGGGTTTACGTCGGCAGGATAACACCCCAGACATAGTGAAGGCCCGCACCGGCGCAGATGCGGGCCTTCACCCCTAACCCCAAAGGGCAAAGCTGTGAACCCCAAACCGACCCTACACTAACGCCCGACCCGCGCGCGAGCAGCCGCGACAAGCGACTGCGGATCCCGTCCGATCGACTTAACCAACGCAGCCACCACCGGCCCCATGTCAATCACCGTGCCGGTCGGCTCAGGCCGCGGCGCCACGATCACCGGAACGTACGCGGCGACCAGCGAACCATCCGTGTCGACCGTCACCGACGCCCGCGGACGCGACCCGCCGTTGTCACCCGACGAATTCGGGAACCCCGGCACCGGCACCAACAGTGCGGCGATGAACTCCTTCTTACCCGGCTGCTCAGGGTGCGGCTGCCAGTCCCCCGAAAGTTGGCACATGCCAGCCCTAGCGATCTGCTCACCAGTCACACCCGGCATCAACGCCCCAGCAACCCACACACCGTTCGGGTTCTCCCCGATCCGCACACTGGCGAACACGCTGCACGAGTTGTCGTAATGCCCGCGGCGCGCTTCGTAGTCGGTGCTCGTCGGGTCGGCGTGGCCGCAGTCGAACGTCACCGGACCCGCAGTCACCCGACCGCCGTCAGCGACCATCGCCCCGTCGCGTTTCATCCACCGCGAATAGTCGACGTTCCCGCGGGGGACCTCAACACGGCGGTCACGGAACGCACGGTGCGCGACCTTCGACGGCGCCAACTTCCCGTACACCCGCCCGTTCTGCTCAATGTGGAACGCCCCCTGTGCCTGCTCAATCCCGACCGGCTCATCGAACCAGTCCGGCGGCGGCGCGTCCGGGATCTCTACGGTCACCGACGCCGCGACAAGCGGCCCGTCGATGACATCCACCTCAAAATCTGCCATCGTCTGCCCCTCTACTATCGCGGCTGCCGTCATAGCGCCGTGGTGGTCTTTCTGCCCCGGCCACATGCCGGTTGCTTCATGATGATATTCCGCGCACAAGCCCTCAGGATCCTTCACATACTTCCCGAGCTGCGCGACACACCTGCCGAACGACCCCGGCGCAGGCCAATCGATCAGCGCGGCCCCGGGGCCGCTCACCCAGTGACGGCGCAACGCCCGGTCACCCGCCACCCGAGACCACCTCCACCGGCGTGTCTAGGTCATCAACAGTCGGGTCCGCGTCCGCCACATCCCCCAACCACAGGTAACCGTTCGACCAGCCGTCAGCGATCAGGTTCGTACCGAGCGACTTGTCACCCATGAAGTCCCGCAGATTCTCAAACACACCCTGCGCAGCCCCGTCAAGGATCAGGGTCTCGCCGTCCCACGACACGGCCCCGATCTCAGTGCCCGGCTCCTCACCCGACAGCAGCGGACGTCTCGACATCAGGCACCTCCTCGGGTGGCGGGGTGATCGTGATCTGCCCGTCAGTCCACACGAACCGTTCAGCGGTCAACGCCTGCTCGGCGTCGGTCTGCAGTTCGTCTACTTCGTCGTCTGCCATGTCACACCCACTCCGCTACAACCTCAGTACGGCCATTAACCTCAGTCACCGAAATAATCCGCATCGAACGACCCGACCCGAACACGACCTCACCATATTGGGCATCACCCGCCGGTGTGCCCGCCCGCGTCCGGATCTCAAACAGGACAGGAAGCCCACCCGCCGAATTCAGATCCCGGATCTCGACATAACTCGCCGCTTCGTCACGTTTCGTTGCCGTCGACTGGAAGCCCTTATCCGTGATCACAGCGCCGGGCCGCACCTGCACCAACACCGAAGGCGGCAACACGGCACCACGGTAGAAAACCATGTCGTTCGATACACGCGACGTGTCAATTGCCCCCTGCACCCGGCGCTGCCATGCCCGCGACTGGGGATCACCAGCCCGCAGTTTCTCATTGTTCAGAACGGTGGTCCGGTCATCAATTCGGTACCGGTCCATAGCCTTCTGCGCCGCAACGACCTGCGTGGCCGTGACCCCCGGGGCGCGGGTTGTCGGAACGCCATTGAAGCCCTGTTTAGCCTGCTCCCAGTAGTCGCGGTCTGGGTCATCGACCGAACCGAGGTTCGACCCGTCACGCTCCCGAAGCAGCGCCATCAACTCGGCGACCAGAGGCTCAGCTTCCCGCTTCAACGCCTTAATCTCACGTTGCCGGTCGATTTGCGCGTCCGCTTCCCGATCGGACAGGTAACCCCGGGAGAATTCCTTTTGGATCGCCGCCAGCTCCTCAGCCCGCAGCGGGGCGACCTGCGTTTCCAGCGCGTCTAGCCGTGACTGCAGGCCAGCTACCCGTGCCTCATCCACGGCCCCAAGCGCGGGTGCTGCTGGCACCTCGGGGGTTGGGTCGGGCGCGAACTGCAGGGCATCAAATCTGGTGAGCGTGTCGTCCAACCACTCACCTCGCCCGACCCTGTCAAACTCCGGCCGTAGCGCCTCAATCTGGGCACGCATGACGGCAGCCTCAGACTCGGTAATGCCGAGGTTGAATGTCGAAAACTTCGGCATCGCCGCATCGCCAGCGAAGAACGCCATCGAATGATCGATCGGGACCAGTCGGCCGTCACGGGCCGTGATCCAGTTACCGGGGTTTCGGTCGTAGTTGTTGATCGCCGCGTCAAGGACACCCATCCGCTGACCATCGGGGGAACGCATCACCGCCAGCGGCGGGTCTGACGAACCGAACGGGTTATCCTGCTCACCGGTCCGGCCTTCGATGAACTCCATTTCCAACTCGTGTTGGCCGGTCCGCAGCACCGCAGGGGCGCGTAGCCCAACCGCGTCAGCGACCAACACGGCGAGCTGTTCCGCGTCGGCCTGCTCGTCCGGTGCCCGGAGATCCGCAGACCCCGAACGGTCGGCGACGTTCTTCCGGATGATGTCGCCGCCCTCCCGCGTTTCAAGGCTCGTGACACCCATCATGCCGCCCTGACGGCGGGTCGTGACCAGCCGTGACGCGGCGGCGGTCTGCACCTGCTGCTGGCCTGGCGTCAGGTCACCGTGCCACGTCGACACGTCGGGTGCCGTACGGACTGCCGGCTCAGACGGCGGTGCGGTCGCCTCAGCGCCCGCAGGGACGACCTCGACGTCGATGACACGTCGCTTGGACTTCGGCCCCGAATCGTTGACGATCCGGAACGACAGCCCACGGTCTAGGAGCAGTTCCCGTTCAGTGCCGGTCTCCCCCGACGTCTGCGACAGGCCGACGGCCCGGGTTCCCTTCGGCACCAGGATCCGCATTTCAACCCCGGTGCCGTTGTTCGTGAACTTCCCGACCTTCGTACCCGTCGTAGTCGACGTAAAACCGTGATCAGTCCAAGCTAGGCCGGTCATGTCCTCGCGGTCGTTCCAGCCTGGGCCGAACGTCCGATCAGGATCAACAATCCCGCGGCGGACCACGACATCACCCGACAGTGGTGATACTGACATCGCGGCGTCGATACCGGTCATCAACCGACGCGCCCGATCTGGGTTGTAGCCGATCCCACCGCCGCGCAGGAACTCGGGGAATCCGTCGGGGTTGCCGGCCGACGACCTAAGCGCGCCGTTGACGATCTCGTACCCGTTGTTGCCGTAGTCGCTGAGCGCTTCCCAAACGTTTTGCCCGTCGATGCCGGACCCGCCGACATCGTCGGTGTCGACCATGTCTGCGGACGTACCTGGGTTGAACGGGGCCGCTTTCAGTGCCGCATGTCCCGTAGCGGCACCGGCCGCGCGGTCGTCGAAAGACCGGACATCGGGTGCTGGCACATCCGGGGCCGGCGGGACGTCTGCCTCACCCTTGACGCGGCCCCGTTCGATCGCATCCGCTGCAGCTTTACCCGTTTCAGCGCGCGCGATAGCCGCCGCCGCGAGGTGTGCCCCGATCTGGTTTTGGATGATCCGGTCGCGTACATCCTGCTTACGGGAACCCGCGGGGGTGTGTACATCCAACTCGCGCGCGAGTGCCCGCATCTGCGGTGCCGTCAACTTCAGGCTGTCGAGGTACGCGGCGGCATCCCCGCGGGCGTCCGACGTGTCGCGGGCCGTCCCACGATCCCGGATCGCCTTAAGGTCAGCGGCGACCTTCGCCGTATCCCCCGCGAACTCGACCTGTGGTTTCGGCTCACGCTTCGCCCGCGGTGCTGCAGGTGCAGCAGGCGCCTTAGCGGCCTGCGGCTCAGGTGCAGCCAACGCCGCTACCGGCTTACGACGCGCCTCAACCACACTCGTATCCCGCGCCAGCGCACGAGCCTGCAACGGTGCACCAACCCGCCGCTCGACAATGGCGTCACGGACAGCGCCCTTCGTGGCCCGCGGTTGGGTAGTGATCCCCATCTGCTTCGACAGGTCCCGCAACTGCGGGGCCGACAGTTTCAGCCCGTCTAGGTGCGCGGCAGCCTCAGCCCGTGCCTGCTGGCCGGTGATTTCCCCGTTCGCGGCGCGTACGTAAATGTCTTCCAACGCATCCGACACGGACTGCGCCTCAGAGGGTCCGCCGGGGGTAGGCGCGGCGGGGGCCTCGGGTGCGTTGGGCTTCGGGGTTGCCGTGCCGGTGTCTTCCGACTTGCCGCCCAGTTTGGCTTGCAGTTTCTTTGAGATCGACTCCTGCGACTCACCACGACCCAACGTGATGCCCTGCTTCGTGGCCTCACGGCGTAGCTGCTCGCGGGTGAACCCGGCGAACGGGTCCCCGTTACCGTCGTGGGCTTTCAACGCGGCACCCAACCGGGCTGCCATGGTCGCGAACTGGCCGTGAGCATCGCGCTTGTGTTTCGCCTCCACGAACTTGCCCGCCGCGACGGTCACATCCCACGGCATGTCGGGTTCGTCGGGCAAGGTCAGCGGGAAGTCGAACACGTCACCGCCGAACGCGACCCGCAGCCGATCGAACGTAACCGGGCCTGTCAGGTGCGTCAACTGCCCGGCAAGCGTCGGATCGTCCGTGTAGGCGAGCGTGACATGCGGAATGTACGGCACATGCTGGGCGGGCATCATCACACCCAGCGCATCGGCGGCGAGCTTCGCGACCATGTCGCGCATCAGCATCAGTTCGGGGCCCTCATCCCCGGACACTTCGAGCACGACGCAGGTGTCACGGTCAGGGTTGCCAGGGTTGAAAATCGCTATCGCGAACCCGTCAAGATGCAACGACGGAAACGACTCGGCCACATTCTCCGCCGCGGCGAGCAACGCCTGCCGCTGCTCCGGGGTCAGCTTCGCATCCTCACCCAGATACACGAGTGTGGTGTGAAGTTCTTCCGCGGGTTCGCCGACCTCCAACCGTGCCGCATCGTAGGCAGACGGTACGAGCGCGATCATCGCCCCGCTGTGCGGTTCACCGGCAGCGGTCAGGGTCTCCTGGTCCGGGTAGGCCATGACGACGGACCAGCCGAGGTCGAGCACATCGGTATCCCACGCAGCCACTAGCGCTCCCGCGTCAAAGTCGTACGTTTGCGTACAACGGCAGTTGATCACTTCTTCGGGTGGTCCCGTCGGATCCCCCGGCACCATCAGCGGGAACCCGCCAACGATGAACGCCGACAGTAGCGGCACCGTCTGACCGTCCGCGGCGCGGTGCGTCGGGCGGGTGCGGGGGTCGTTCGTCGCAACCCACGTCTTAGTCATGGACGGGTCGTCCAACACCTGGGCCTGAGCGAAGCTGCCGGCGTTGGACGCGGCGATAACCTCTGTGCGAGCGATCGTCGTCGCGCGCGCTTCGGACACGGGCGCAACGGCCTGTATGCGGGCGGCCAACTCAGGGATCGTTTCGCCCATGTCGACGCCCGCGGCTAGCTGCGTCGCGATGTCCTGCCAAATGTCGTCGCCCAAACCGACAAGCCGGTTCGTGGCTTCGGTGATGTACGCGGCAGCCCTGTCCGGCCTGAGCGCCGACGTGGGTAGGCCGGCGGCGGCGAAGTCCGCGGCGGTAGCGGCTGCCGCGGTGCTCCACGTGTCGACCACGACCGGCATGACCGCGGCGGGGGCCTGAGCCACCCACATGTTGCTTGCGGGCGCTGTAACGACGACAGGGTCGACTGCCTGAGGCGACACGGCTTCACGCACCGCACGGAGGATCGCGGCGATGATACGACGCACCACCCCGCGTGCTGCCTCTTCCGCCCGTGCCTCAAAGCCGGCTAGGTCATCGGGCGGCAACCCTTGCGCGGTGGCCACGTCAGACCCCGACGCGCGGGCGGTGCCCGTTGACGTTCAACGCAGGCCAGCCCGCCGCGGTGACCGGCGGGGGCTGACCTTGGTTGTCCTGCATGGTCGGGGCGGTTTGGGTCTGGTCCGTCGTCACCGCCGACAACTGGTCCGGTGGTGTGGTGCCGTCCCCGAACGGCAGTTCGGGCTGCGTCGGGGCCGGCGGTGCGAGGTCAAGCCCGACCAACTCTTTCGCCGCCGCGACGGACGTTGCGGGCGCTTTGACAAGCTGCTTCAGCGTCCAGTCTTTGAGTTCCGTCTTCGTCGGCTTGTCGGCCTCTTCAAGACCCGACTCGCGACGCAGCGCCTTACCCGATGCCTCGCCGCGGTCGTAGGCGTCGAGGACCGCTTTAGTCTTGTCGGGTTTGACGGTGATCTCTGACGGGTCGTACCAGCAGACGATCGGGCGGCCTTTCGGCCCCAGGATCGGCTGATCCATCGACATGAGCGCGGGCAGAAGGTACTGGTCGGTGAACGCACCGACCGCCAACTCCACCGGCGGGGAAATGAACGTTTTGATCGCTTCGTCGGAAATCTGCCATGCGTTCCAGTGGGACGTTTCACCCATCCCCAACAGCACCTCGGCGGGCATGTGCATAGTTGTCGCGAGCCGCCGCACCTCAGAATCGCGGGCCTCGATCAGTTTCTGATCAACGCCGTTTTCAAGGGCAATGTGCTTGAAACCGTCGATGAACTGATTCGGGATCCGCACCGGGAACGGGATCGCCGCCGATGCGGTGCCCGGGTTTTTGATCGCATAGCTCGCGTGTTCGATCAACTCTGCGATGAACGGGTCGGGGGCGTCTTTGAACTCGGGCCTGCTCTGAAACGTCATTTCCGCGGGCACGACCAGGAACCCGTTAGTGGCGATACGCGACACGAGCGTTGCGATGATCCGCCGGTTGTACAGGTCAATCGTCCGCAGGATCGGCAGGGCGGGCTGCGCGAATGAGAACGCCCGCCAGTGGTACTCCTCATCCGGGCGCCAAATCCGGATCGTCAACGAATCGTCGGTCAGTGCCCGCCACCGCTTGTCATTGACCTGCACCTGAAACGGTGCACCCAACTTCTTGGGCTCACGGATCGTCTTCGCTGAGTAGATCTGCCAGTCAAGCTGCCCGCTCAACTTCGGCTCAACCACGACCCACGAATCCCCAGGGACCGACAGGTGCGTCGACAACGACCCCAACAGGCTTGCCTGCCCGGAGATGTTCCCACCGATCGCCGCAACCAACTCTGACGCGGGATGGTCCGGGGGGAGGGCCGTCGGTTCGTCGCCCGGTGCGCCCATTTCCGCGGCGATCAGCCGGATCCGGCTGATGGTGTTCGCGAGCCACGTGACACCGAAGTTGAACTCCCCGCCGGTGCGCCAGAACGCCCACGCCTCATCCTGCCAAGATGCGTACCGGAACAGCGGCCGGCGGCCCGGGTCTTCGACGACCGTGTCGGGGCCCAACGTTTCCGCTGCCGCGGTCAACAGGGGTAGCTGTGATGCGGGGATCGGGATCCGGCGGACGCGGCGCTCAGGCATCGTGTTACCTCATGTTTTCGGGGAGCGTCAGCCGTGCCTGCTTCGTTTGGGCTTCAACTAACTGCCGTTCCGCGACGGCGAGCGCGGTCCTAGCTTCGGCGAGTTCGTACCGCTTCTCGGTGATGCCCTCGAACGTGGCGAGCAACCCTGTCACGGCGGAGCTGGCGGGCCACAGGAGCCACAGCCACGGATCCGGCCACCACTGAGCCGCTACGAGCGCGAGCCCACCCCCGACCCACACCGACATACACCACGGGCACGTCAGCAGGTAGGCGACGCCTTTAGCGAAACCACCGGTCGGCTTCCTACGGCCCTGCGCGAGGTCTGCGGGGTGCGGATCCAACCAGTCATACAGGGCCGTACGCGGGACGGCGATGATCGGGATTTTGTCCTCGGTTAGCAGCCTCGACAGCCGATACACGGCGAGGCAGAACAGGACAGCAAACAGTGGCGCCACAAACGGCAGGGTAGCAGCCTACACGCGGGCTTCGGAAAGATCGTTGATCAGACGCGGGGGCGGGGCGGGCGGTGCCCGCAGTCACACCACGTTCCACCCGCGCAGCCCTCAGGCTGCCCGTCATGGGCGGTACGGCACTCCGAGCAGATGAACTGGTTGTGCGGGCGGCGCAGAACGATCAGCGCGGGAACGTTAACAACGTACTGCGCCATAGGGACCGTCCTTCCTGAGGAGACAGGGAGCCACGCCACCCGCCATGCAACCTGATGATGTCCAAACCTTACTGAGGCGGTGCCAGCGTATCAGGGCCGGTCGGCTTCAACGTGGCGTAGCCGGCCAACTCTGCCGCGAACTCAGGATCAGGAATGCTCACCGGCCCCAGGACAGCAGGCATAGCGATAAACCCGGCATCCCGACCCAGATCGTAATGGTGGTGTTCGCCCTGGTAGACGCACACCTCACGGTCACACCACGGCGCCATTGGGGTCTCCTTAGTAGGTTCCGTAAGAACCGGGGGTCAGGTTCGCGGTCAAATCTTGCCGCATCGCGTATTGGGGCGGCATGACTACGGTAGTCGACGGCGTCCAGAACGCGAGGAGCAGGGCATCAGCGCGGTCGGGTGACAGGCCCATCCGTTTGATGATGTCCTTTTTCGCTTCGACCTTGACCTTGCCGCGCGAGTCCATGATCTCATACCGGGGTGCGGACAGTTCCGCAACAGTATCGTCGTCAACCTCGGACAGGTCCCACAGTTTCAGGCGCGAGTTTTCCCGGGCCATCCACCACAGCTCGGCCCGCAAATTCAGGTACTTGTCTTCACTACCCGGCGACGGTTTCTCAGCAACGTTGATCCCGACAACCTCAGCCGAATGGGTGCACTGATGCGCGCCGGTCGGGTTGTGTCGGGTCGATAGCTCTTTGAGCCGTCCCGTCAAACCCCAGCCAACGCCGATCACATCGACCTTAACTTTGGTGAGACCCCATTCGTTGATCTTTTCGACCAGGGCGCCAACCGACTTCATCGGGTCCGCGTCGACAAAGGAGAACTCCCGGCCCGCGCGCATCCCCCGCCGTTCCCTGAGCACCGTACGGTCGCCGCCGGCGCCGATGTCTATCCCGCCCTCAGCATCCCCCGACGCAGGGTATTCGAGGTGCTGGCACTGCCGGATCGTCGGATACGGGACCACGATCCACGGGTCTTGACCGATCGGGAACTCCGCTAACACTTTCGCCTGATACAGGGCCGAGTTTTCACCCCAGCGTGTTTTCTTGTCCTCGACCCATTCAGCCGACGTCAGCGACGCGCGCAGCTCGTCGGACACGGGTTCGCCGGTCAGGTTCGGTGAGTCGAGCACACTGATCTTTATGATGTTCCAGCCGGAATCAGGCTTGTTCACGTTGAAAAACTCTGACTGCGGATCATCTGGGTTACCGATCGCCAACAGGCGGCTGTTGTCGTTCGTCGTGACGGTCTCCACCGCAACCCACATCCACGGCGGCAGCCCACACGCCTCATCCAACAATGCCAGCACATACGGCCGGTGCAAGCCCTGAAACGCATCCTCAACATGGTTCGGGGGTTTCCTGCCCTGACCCACCAGCGTCCCGTCCGCGAGCTTCCACGTGTCATCTAGCGTCACAGTGCCGGGCAGCCCGCCGCGGCGGTGACCTTTCCGGATCTCCTCCCACAACAGGGCGTGGACCTGCGCATACGACGGGGCCGTCGAGATCACGAACGCGGTACCGGGCGGATGGGTGTCAATCCACCACAACGCCAACACCCCAGCTGACCAGGTCTTACCCGTACCATGTCCCGACCGGACAGCGGTCCTGCGGTTCGCGCCAACTGAGGTCATCAGGTCGACCTGCTTCGACCACAGTTCGGCGCCCAACCGTTCCCGAGCCCACGCCGCCGGATCGGACCGCCACCGCAACTGCTGCGGGTCAGCGATCCTCGCCGCGGTCGCGAACGCATGACGTTGAGCCGCGGACAGCATCAGCCGACCTCATCAATCAACGCGGACTGCGCAAGCCGCGTCCGTAACGCGAGGTCGAGATATTCGGCATTCAAGTCGATGCCGACGAACCGGCGACCATGCTTGAGCGCGACCATCCCAGTGGTGCCGGACCCCGCGAACGGGTCAAGGACCGTACCGCCCGAGCGGCAGCCGGCAAGGATGCAGCGTTCCGCGAGCGCGGGCGGCATGACTGCGAAGTGTGCGTCAGAAAACGGCGACGTACTGATGTCCCACACGTCGCCGGGGTTAGCGCCCGCATCGGCCATGGTCCGGGTTTTTAGGTTGGGTGTCTGACCGGGAGCGGTATAGGGCGGCCGTGCCCGGGTCGCGGCCGCGATGGTGCTTTCGGCGTGCGGCTGCCGGATCGGGTCGAGGTCGAACCAGTAGCGCGGCTGCTTGGCGAGCAGGAACACATGTTCGTGGGTGCCCGACAGTCGGTCTTTGACGCTTTCCGGCATGGCGTTCGGTTTGCGCCAGATCACATCGGAGCGCAGGATCCAACCCGAATCTTGCAGCGCGAACGCTACACGCCACGGAACGCCGAGCAGGTTTTTCTGTGGCAGGTCCCGTTTACCGCCCATACCTTGGGGGGTTGTTGCCGTGTTCGGACGACCGGTCAGATTCCCGTGGTTAGTGCGTGGGCCCGCTGCGCTTGTTGCGTAGGAATCGCCGAGGTTCAGCCATAGTGTCCCGTCCGCAGCCAGAACCCGGCCAGCCTCGTTGAGGATCTCAACGAGACGCGTAAGATACTCGACCATCGTTGATTCTGCGCCGAGCTGGCCGTCGCTGCCGTAGTCCCGCAGCCCGTAGTACGGCGGGGATGTTACGACGCAGTCGACCGACCCGGCCGGCATGGTGCGCAGGACGTCTAGCGCCTGGCCGTGGTGGAGGGTGATCTGGTCGTCGGTGTAGTGGACGGCCATCAACTGTCCCCGCCGAGTATCAGGGTCATCGCCAGCAGGGTGTCGGCTTTGAACTCTTCCCCACGGGCGGTGGCGTCCATGTCGTGGACGAACCCGCACCCGTAGGTGATCGCGAGCGTAGCGGCGTCCTCAGGCGTCGCGGGGTACCACAGGGCCCCGTCAGCGTCGGCCATCGCACACCATGTCAACGGGTTCTCAATCGCGGTCACGCCGTGGCCTGTGCCGTGTGCTGGTCGAGGACGTCACGGCCCAAATCGGTGAGCACAACCGGGCGGGTACCGCGCAGGGTGGAGTGCTCAGGCGCGCGGAACCCTGCCCAACCCAACTGCTGCAGGTCGGTAACAGCGTCGGTGACGTCGCGGGGCTTGACGGGGTCGGTCCACAGCGACGCGGCCCCGATACGGACGACTTCACCCGCCCGGATAGCGGTCATGAGGCGGGCGCGGGCAGCGGTGACAGTACGGCGGGGCATCACAGTTCTCCCTAGTGGTGGTGTTCGGCGTAGCCGCGGAGCATGGCAGCGTTTACGCACACCGCGGCGGCGTCGATGATACGACGGACACCGTTCTCGATGTGGATTGGGGGGTTTCCGTCGTCGGGCCACACGAGTACGGCGCGGATTCGGCCGGTGATCCGGTTGGTGATGATGTCGATGTTCCCGACGCCGGGTTTGTCCATGTTGCTGTGCCGGTACATGATCCGCATCAGTGGTGTCATTGGTTGAGTGTAGTCGGCGGGTTGTGGTGTAGGGTAGGTGTTGCGCCGGGCGCCTTGGACTTGTTTCCCCCGAGCGTGTTTTCGCCCCACCCCCGGCGGGCGTATCCGTGGATCACAGGCTTCGCGGTGCGGTTTCCATAAGTCCGTGGGGTGGGGCCTCAATATCTGACCTGCCAGGCTATGCCGCAGGACATGCAGATTTCGCGGTTGAATTCGCGGTTCAAATGCACCGACGTACACACAGGGCACGCTTTGCGGGATATCCCGCGTTTGATGCGGTCGCGTTGCATTTCCGTTGTCCCACCCCAGACGCCCTGCTCACGCATCCGCAACGCCCAGTCAAGGCAGTCGCGGCGGACGGGGCACACGTTGCAGAACTGTTGTACGTCCGTGTCGGCTTCAAAGGTGGCTTTGTCGGGGAACCATCGTTCGTCCCACGTCCCGCGGCACGCCCCGCGGCGGGCCCATTCACCGGTTAGTGGCATGCGGGTGGTGCTTCGGGTGGAGGGTTAACGGCGCGGGCTTCGTCGGCGGCGGCGCGGGCGGCACGGTAGCGGGCGAGGGCGGTGCGGGTCTCTGCCCCGGATGTGGCCTCAGCTACCGACGCCACTAGCTGGTCGAGGGCGGCCCGGTCGTCAGCTGCGGCCTGCGCACGTTGCGCGACGCCGTTCGCGTATGCGGTGGACCAGTCAGCCTGACAGTCGACGTACGCCCGCAGGCTGAACGTGGCGAGCCATGACATGACCAGCGACGTTAGTACCAGCGCGAGGATTACGAGCCCGACAATCCGGTGGGTGGCTACCTTTTGAATCTCCATAGAGTTCCGGCTCTTTTCAGGGTGACGGCGATCCCTGCGGCGAGACCAAAGAACGTGGCACCCCATAGGACCGATTCGAGGACATACACGCGGTTACCCTAACTGTCGTCTTTCCGGTGCTGGCCGTTGTACGTGTCCCCGTTCTCGTTTTTTGACAGGCCGTAGATCGTTCCAACACCTGTTCCGTAGATTGCCCAAATTTCAGCGGGTACAACGCCTTGGTGGGTGACTGCGTAGGCGATGATCACGACTGCCCATGCCAGGCTGAACGCGCCGATCATGATGTTGCGGTTCGTGATCACCACCGTCGGCCCTTCCCGTAATCAGTAGTGATCCCGTCACCCAACCCAGTACGTACGCGACAGCGAGCGCACACCAGCCACCCACGACCGTGAGCAGCCACCCCCACCAGGTCATGCCGGCGGCGCCTCCCCGACCAGCGGGATCCGAGCCAGATGCTCGGCGGCAATCGGGTCGATCGTCGGGATCGCAAGGATTTTCTTCCAGTACTGGTATTCGGGGCCGTCGTGCATCCACCGCGCAGTGATCCCGTCGGTCAGATACACGGCTTGGCTGCCGGGGGCACGAACCATTTTCTGCATCGGGTGGGCCTCTCTGTGGGGGGGAATGCCGGCGAGGGGATCCCAACCGGCGCAGTCGTAAAGCAGGCTGTCGGCGTCGTCGAACGTCGACAGGTGCACGTGCTGATCGGTGTTCGGGCGGCCCTGTTTGAAGCCGTCTGCGTACGTGTAGTGCTGGCCGGCGGCGTTCAAGTATTTGAGCCACGGCAGGAGACCCGCACGCGCGTCACGCAGGATGGCGTTGCCTAGGCCGCGGTCGTTGGCGTAGTCCCCAGCGCACACCCAGTACCGTTCCCCGGCGACGGGCACGACGAGGGGTAGACGGTTCGGCCATGCACTGTCCGAGTAGGGGCAGTGATCCTCTGGGGGTACGGCTGTCAGGTGGTCGGCGTTCCCGAGCGTCCCGAGGTTGGCGATGTTGTTGCGTTTGCAGTAGTTGACTGTGTAGATGATCGGTGCGGCGACCTTAAACGGCCGGCCGGCGTTGATCCACACAGCTAGTTTCGGGCTCGGCATAAGGCCCTCCCGGGAGGATATGAAAAAGCGTCGGGTGTGATCAACCGTAGCTGACCACACCCGACGCCCAAAATCCACCGTCACACTAAGTGACGATCAACGCCACCGCGACCGCTGTAGCGCACAACGCGAACGTGCACACCAGCAACACCACCAGACGGATAGTGGCCAGCCCCGCAGCGCGCCTCTGCGCCTCAGCGAACGCCGCATCAGACGGCGCGGGATCAACGCGCGGCGTGTTGACCTTCGACCGCCAATACTCCTGCGCATCCGGCGACTTAGACGGCCCCATCACGCGCCGCCGCCCTTCACGTGAACAACCGCCGTAATGTTGTCGCACACCACAACGTCAACACCCATCATCACCTGATGGAGGTGTCCCATCGCCTTGTTGTCGACTTCCTGCGACGAGACGAGCACGATCGTGTCGCCTGCAGCTGGGTACACGACTGTCGCACCCGCACGCCCGAGGGCTGTAACGGTCTGGTCGGCCAGCCACTCCTGACGGGCGTCGTCGTACGTGTCGAGTAGCCCATCCGGCGGATCGACGACCAGCGGCCATTCCCGCTCAAACTTCGCGAGCGCCGTTTTCAGGAACAGCGTCGACCGGCGTTCCGTCGCGTCGGGGTAGAACGACTCACACACGATCGTCGACCCACGCACGTACAGTGCCGGCATCTGCGGGATGTCTGACAGGCTGATCCCGTTCGCCTGCAGCCACTCCGACATCGGATCCCACACACCCGGCACGCCGTATCGGGCTTCCATGTCGGGGAGTTCCGCGCCGAGGTCTGTCACGACTGCGGCCGGTCGAACGCGCCATCCTTCACGCCGCCGACGAACGCATCCCACTCCGGGCCGGTGAACTGCAGCTGCGGGCCGTCGGGGTCTTTCGAATCCCGGACGTGGACACCACACCCACTGTCGGCGACCTCGACACACTGCCCGCCCCCCGAAGACAGCGGCGACTTACGGAACTCCCGAACTTCGACGCACTGCCCGTTAGCGGCAGAGTACGGCGACTTAGCCCACTGGTCAGTCAACATCAGATCTCCTCAACAGCATGAATAAGATCGCCAAACCGACGATCAGGAAGAAAGCCACCCACCCGATCGGTAGGTCACGGACCGCCGACACGGCCGGCGGTAGCGTCGGGGCCGGGGTGGGGGTCACCGGACAGCCATCCCTGCCTGCAGCCGGCGCACGACTGCTTCGTATTCGTCGATGTCCTCCGGGCGGGAATGCGCGGCGACGACCATACCCAACGCTGCGTCACGGACCTCGTGAAGGTCACCCATCCGGAACGGGGTACCGACCTTCCCCCACATCCACGGCCACACCCCATCGTGACCCCAGTCGTCGAAGTCGCACCGACGGTGTAGGCCGCGGTGGCTGCGTTCCCACGGCTTCAACTCGACCACACAGTCGGTTTCGGAGCAGTACCGGCGGGCCGTGTCGGCCGCAACCTGATCACGCTCTTTCAGCGCTTCGAGTTGCGGCCGACGCCGGACACGTTTCACCTGACGGGCCACGACTAGGGCCGTGCCCGCTTCGCCGCGGCGTTGAACCGGATCACCGCAGGCACACCGTTGTCGGTAAGTACCTGATCCGCGGTCGTGGTGTTCCCCTCCGCGTCGGTCTGCGTCGTGGGTACGGGCTCGCCGGTCACAGCGTTGTACACCTTGTAGCGCAGGGTGACCGAGTTCCGGTTACGGGCGCGAACAAGGTCGAGGGTGTGTTCCTTGATCGAAGCGTCGTACGGGTCGTCAGGGTTGCTGCCGCGCGGCCCGACGGTGAACTGCGACCACGCGTCAGGCCCGCCCGCGTAGTTGTCCATCAACGCGGCCTCGTGGATCGACGTCTTCGGCGGGCTACCGGCGGGGCGCTTCTCTTCAACCGGCGGGGTCCATGGCTCATACGTGAACATTCGGTTCCTTACGTTCGGGGGATGTTGCGCTGTTGTGCGCGTCAGCCGATCACGGTATCAGGTAGGCGGACGCCGGTTACGGTCAATCCAGTCCCACGCCATTGCCGCGACCCAAAGGAATGCGAACAGTCCGAGGATCGGGCCGATGTGGTCGCGCATCGGCTGATCTGATGTTGCGGCGACCCGGCCGAAGAACAGGCCCGCGACGGCGAGCGCGGCAAGGAACGCGAACCTAGACAACATCGGGGCGCTCAGGGGTTGGGAACACCAGATGGCATTCATGGCGACCGCAGCAGTCGACGATCCTCGCGCGGTCGAGGTCACGGCCGGTCCGGTTGATCCAGTCGAGGATGTCGGGTAACCGCCAGTCCGTGATGTCCCATGCGGGGAGTTCTTCACCGTTCCACCACCCGAACTCTTTCCGCCGCGGCTCGCCGGGTTCGTTGGTCATCGCTTCGGGCATGGCAGTGGGTTCGGGGCGGGCTTCGGCTTCGGTGGGGGCGGTGGTGGGGGCTTGGGGGGATTCGTCATGCCGGTCCCTCGCCTAGTGCCTTGCGTGCCCGGTTGATGATCTGTGTCAGGGTTACCGTACGGCGCGCGTCTGCGCCGGGCCCTTCGACGTCGTCGAGTGACACGAGCCACTGACACACTTCGGTGGGGGTGGGAGGTTCGTTGGGGGGTTGTGTCATGCCCGCTATCATAGCCGGTATGGATGCTGGTGCAGTAATCATTGTCGGGTTGTGTCTGTTCGCGTTCCTTGGCCTGTGGGCTAAGTACGGGGCTAAGGCCGCGGTGGTCACGTTCATGATCGCGGGCGCTTTGATCGCGTACATGTTTTACGCGGGGGTGTTCAACACCACCAAGTAACGCAGTGGGGCCCGGACCACTCCACGTCGGTCCGAGCCCCACATCCCGCAGCAGTCCCATGCCGCAGCTTGAGACGATAGCAGGCCCCCGACGGCGATGTCGGGGGCCTGCCTTGTGGTGTTAGCGCGTCGGCGGGTCGTCCCGCAACCCGCCGTCGCGGTGGGGTTCGGACCAGCATTCGTAAGCCCGGCCGTCGGTCAGGTGCATTCCGGCGGTTTGCGGGTCGCGGCAGGCGCCGCCGTTGCGGTGGTAGTCGAACGCACCAACCCCGGCGAACGTTTTGTGACACGTTGCGCAGTGTGCGGTGTTGTAGCCGGACCAGCGGCTTTCGCCACGGCCGCAGCCGTGGGGGAGGTCTTCGGTCGCTCGGGTGCCGACGGTCATCAGGTCTATGGGCATTCCGCGTTGTCCTGTCGTGCTAGAAGGTTCACGTCGTCCCGTTCCACCAACGGGCCGTGTTCGTCAGCCAGAGTACGGCACGACAACGCCGTTGATGGCAGCCTGTCCCGATCCGACAGCCGCGAGTTGGGCGGTCACGATCTCCCGGACCGTCAGATCATCCGGGTCCAAACCCAAAGCCCGCAGCGACGCGAACACCACCGCGACCAGCGCCGCGCCCTGAGCTTCGGCGATGTCGAGCTGCCGTTGCGCGATGTTCCGCTGTGATGCGACTTTCGCGAACGATGCGGCAAGTTTCCGTTCTTCGATCTCTAAACGTGCTAGTGCCCGGATTTCTTCACCTGTGGCGTAGCGTTGCCCTTTCGGGTTCATTGACCACGTGTGCCCGATTAGTGCACTAATGCCGCCGGTGTTGAATATCCAATCTAGACGGTCCCGTGCTGCCAACAACGCAGCCGTCTCCACCTCGGTCAACGTCTCGCCGTCTGACTGACGGGTCAACAACTCCCGCAACTTTTGGCCGTGCGTAAAGGCTTCGTGCAGTTTCGCGGCGTAAAGGTCTGCCCTGGCAACGGCTTGCGACAGCAGCCGGAGGATGATTTCGTCGGGGTCGACGTCCGTCGTTTGGGTGCTGACCTGCCACTTTTCTAGGTCCATCATGACTCGCGATCGGTGGAGAACTTTTTCGACGGTGTTGCCGCGGCCGATGATGTGGTCGCGGCAGAACGTTGCGCCTTTTATGGGCCATTTTTGGCAGAAACCTTTGTTTCCCTTACGGCCGCAGCGTCCGGGGAGGGGCTGTGGGCTGGGCATCAGGTCCTCGGTTTGATGATGGGGTGTGCTCCGGTGGGTGCGGCTAGTGCGTCGGCGCGGCAGCCGGCGCAGTTGTCGGCGGGTTGTCCTCGGTGGCGTGGGCATTGTGTGGCGTTTGCGAGTCTGGCGCGTTTTGTGGTGTGCCAGGTGTCGTTTTGGAGTCGGGCGTCTCGGCATGCTCCGCAGGGTGGGGGGTTTGGGTCGTTTTGGTGTTTATGACATTTTGGGGGGGGTTCTTTGTCCACAGGCGGTGCGGGCCGCGCGGTTCCCCTCCCCTGCTCCCCTGCTCCCCTGCTGTCAAATTCCAGCACATGGGGACTCAGTGCACAGTCACTGAGTGGCTCACTGCTCGATTCACTGAGTGGCTCAGTGAGTGACTCATGGAGTGGGCACGGCGGGAGGCGTGATGGTGAGGGCCGGTTTGGCTTCTGGTGTTCGTGCCAGTTGACGCAGTGAATGTAGCGTCTACCTGCGTGTTCGTATCGGCAGATGGGCGGGGGTCGATCGATGCCCTTCGCTGGCATGGCCATGATCTTGAGCCATTTTTCGACCTTAGACGGGGTAACTTTTTCGTCGTGCGGGAAGCAATCCCCAGCGATCGTTTTTGGGACGTCGAGTCCGCGCCCGCAGTCATCGAGGTAACCCCAGAGCAAAACGAAGAAATATCGAATCTCAAACGGCCAACTCGCGACGACTTCGGACGTCCGTAGCTCCGGTTTGACGGAGCGAATCCGGGCCATCAGGCGGTTACCCACAGGGTTACCCGCAACGTTATCCACAGGCCGTGAGGCTTCCTACGGCTGTTAGAATGCTCCATAAAGCGTGCGCCTCTCACTAGGCGTTACTCGGATTGGAACGGCCACCCGTTGGACGCGGGTGGCCGTTCGCGTTGTAGGTGTTGATCGTACCCGCCGTGCCGTGGCCGGCTAGGGGCCTGCTGGGGCGGTTGGGGTGATGCGGAGTTCGGCTGTCTGCTGGGTGAGGCTGGCGACCATGCTGGCGGTGTAGCCGTGTGCGTCGAGGATGCGCGCGAGTTCGTCTAGGAGTTGTTCGAACCGTGCTGCGGGGTCGAGGGTCGGGGCGATGGTCGCGGTGAGCCAGTCGGGGTGTAGTGGCTGCGTATCGGCGGGGTCGTCCCGTTCGGGGGTCATCCTGGTAGCTCCCGGTCGTAGTAGGGGGCGTTCTGGGGGTCGTACATGTAGCGGAGGAACGCGGCGGCTGTCTCATAGTGGGCAGCGCGGTCGACGCCGTTGTCGACGCCGTGGGCCCGCCACACGATGGCTTCGGTCAGCAGCACGGACTGCACTTCGTTGAGCATGCTCTGTTCGAAGGTCGCGCGGTCGACGGTGGGCGCGGTGCGCCGGCCGTACAGGGTGTGCGCGCATGCGGTCCCGGCGAGCCCGACGGCGAACCCGCCTGCTGTGAGGAGTTGCGACAGGTTGTTGTGGCCGTGGTCGAGCGCCCACCCGGCGAGCGCGGCTGTCACCCCGGCGGTCGCGGCGAGGGACCACAGGATTTCGCGGTGTACGAGTCTCATGCGGGCCAGTCCCCTTCGTATGGGGTGGCGGGTGTGTGGTCGGCGCACCCTGGCCACCAACTTCTACAGTCGGTGGCGGGGCCGTTGGTGACGTCGGATGGGTCAAGTAGGCATTTCGGGTAGTGGCGTTCGCCTGCGGGTGTGCGGTGGAAGCAGGTCCCGCACCGCCGGCCGGGGGCCTGCCGGTCGTCGGCGGGGGCGGCGTCAGCATGCAGTCGGCGGCCTAGCGGATGCCAGCCCGCTGCCAACAGCTGCGCTTGCCGGATGGTGCGGCGCCGGTCGGCGGACAGTGTGACGGCCTCTGGTGGGGCCGTGGGGGGCATGTCGAACAGGCTGAGGTCGGTCATGTCCGGTTCCTTATCCCGACTTCTACATCGAGTGCGTCGAGCCATTCGAACAGGGTTTCGACGGATGGCATGCGTTCGCCGCGTTCGTATCGGGCGACGTTCCCAGCGTTCGGGATCGCGGTGCGGCGGAAGATGCGGCGCTCAACCGCAGACCTCGGTAGGTTCAGGGCTTCACGGCGGCGGATCAGGCAGTCACGGAGTTCATCCCACGTCACGGCGCTACGGTGTCCTTCCGCACGAATGTGACCATCCGGGTTCCGCACACGTCGCAGGGGCCTTGCGCGGTGTGGCGGCCTTTCCGGGTGACGACGATCAGGCCGTCGAAGAACCGTGTCGTTCTACATTTGACGCAGTAGCCGGTGTATCTCATGAGGTCTCCAAGCGGATCAGTTGGGGTTGGAGGTGCCCGCCCAAAGCGCGGGCGTAGCGTTGCGCGGTCCCTAGGAGCATCGTGGGGATCGGGTTGGTGTGGAACCGTGACACGGCGGCGCGGGTGATGCCCATCCGCCCCGCGACGGCTTCATTGGTCAACCCGAGTGCCTGCCGGACGGCGTCGCAGTACCCGATGATCCACGCGGCTGTGTTCTCCGCACGTCCTTCGGGGGTTGTCGCGGTACGGCGGGCGATGAAAGCTACATACGGATCGTCGGCGACGTTGGGTAGCCCGTGAACGGTGATTGTCAGGGTCCGGCGGACGATCACCGCACGGCCCTCGATCGTGCCGATACGCAGGTTCGGGGCGGGGTTGCGTTCCATGTACGACACTGCGGACGCCGACACACCTAACCGTTGCGCGTAGGCGTCCGGGGAAAGTCCGCTACTACGCCGCAGCCCGGCGAGCATGGCGTTTAGTTCGATTTGCGCGGCCTGGTCGTCGGGGTGGAGGGTCACGCTGGCACACATTTGTCGGAGCAGTATCCGCGGTGGCTGCCGGTCCGCGGGTTCGTCGCCCGGGATACGGTGATCTCCCCAGTGCAGGTGGGACAGATCCCAGCGGGGGCGGCCCGGCTACCGGTTTTGCGGATGCCTAGGTATTCGAGGATTTCCCACAGGAACGTGGGGTCGTCGTCGCGCAGCATGGCCTCGCGGTGAACGGCGAGCGCGGCGGCCTGAGCTTTCGGGGTGAGGTCGGCGAGTCTAGGCATCAACGTCACCCGCCATCGGACGGGCCGCCGGGCAGACATCAACCATGTTGTACAGCCACGTTTTCCAGTCCTCGTCGGCGTCGCCAAATCCGTGCTTGTAGCCGAGGCTATAGGCGGCCTCTGCGGTCAACCCTGCGGGTAGGAAATGCTTGTGGGATGGCCGGGGCTCAGGCATCAACGTCACCGATCCGTGCGCGTGCTGCGGCTTGCGCTTCGGACGTGTCCGGCACAGCGTGGACGGGGTGGCTTTCAAGTTGGGTGCATTCCGTGCAGCCCGTCTCTGGGCGTAGCGGGTGGATCAGTACGTGATCGGAGTTGAACCGGTGCGTTTTCAGCGGCGGTTTAGACATCATGGCTCCTAACAGGTTCGGCCCCGCACCGTTGCGGGTACGGGGCCGAACGTTACCGGTTGGTGGGTTACTGCAACACACCCAGTTTGTAGAGTGCGCCCGCGATCGTGGCGAGTTCCTTACGGAGACCTTCGATCGTCAGGTCGGCGTGCGCGGCTTGCTGCGCGTAGTGGGACAGTTCCACGACACCGGTCCGCATCCGCGCGGCCTCACCGAGCGCGAGATCCCCGCCGAGGTCTTTCATGAGCCGATCGGCAAGGGACACGTCGAAGTCTTCGGTCAGTGTCCCGTACGCCGTCCGGGACACCTTCAACGCCCGGAACGCTTCCCGCAGCCGGTGCTCGTTGTCGTCGCGTGCGATTTCGATACCCGACACCCGCAGCTTCACCCACGGGTCGCCTTCCTCTTCGGGGCCGATCTCGTTACGTTCCGCGGCGGTGAACTCGACAACGCCGATGATCCGCATACCCAGGTGGTTGTACAGGCGCGGGACGACATCATCGAGCGCCGAGTTACCGGCGCTGTTGAGGTTCGCGGACAGTTTCACTTTCGCGGTCACAGTTGGGGTCCTGTTCGTTTGATGGTGAGGATGACGTACGGTAACGCACTCTTGTTGGGGTCGCGTTGCAGGGCCCATGTCGTGTTGATGACGTGCTTGTCGGAATCGTCGACAAGGAACCCGCACCCGGGAACCCAGTTCGAACGGCCCTGCCGCAGGAACCCTTTTTCGGGGCCGAGCCCATCAACTAGGGCTTTGATGGTGGGTTCCAAATTGAGGCGGTCACGGACCGGCGCGGTAGCGGTGACGTACGAGCAGTCGAAATGGAGGCTGACACCCGACACCCCGACAGGTAGGCCAGCCTTCCGGCCCGCGTCCGCCGCCGCCCGCCGGAACGCTTTCACCCGGCGGCCCTGCGCGATCGAATGCCCTTCCCGGTTGTTCGACGTCAGCCACCCGTGGGCGGCGACCTCGGCGGCGAGGGGAATCCGGACCTGCCACCAGTTAACCGGCGACATGACTCGTGTCGTTCTGCGCGAGCACGAGCGGGCGGACGACGATCGGGGACAGGTTGGCGGCGATCGCCTCTTTGATCAGGCTCAGGGTGCCCTTGTTGGCACGCCCGACAGCGGGGAGCGCGAGCACCAGATCGGCGCGCCGCCCCTGAATCTCGGCGAGGCACATCGCACGGTTGCGGATCGGTCCGGCGCCTTCCCGAAACTTCGCCCAGTCCGCGGGGTGAGGGTCGAGATCCCAGCCCCATTCCTCGGCGATCGACGCGGCGAGCCGGTCAACACCAACGCAGCCTTTCGGGGCGGGGCCGTCGCCATGCCGCAGGAGAACGTCAGCGGTCGCGGGGACCAGGTTGAAAGCTGACGCCATCAGACCCGCGATCTGATCACGGTCAGCCGACGTGGCGTAGCGGCAACC